CACCTTCGCTACCTACTGCTAACACTCCATAAGACTGCGATAACCCCAGTGATGTACCAAATCTTTCTCCTATGTTATTAGAATGTTTAATAACCTGTGTTTTTTTGTAAATCTCTATTCCAAGGTCAGACAAAGCAGTTCCAACACTACCAGGTTTGATATCAAGCTTGTCGTTGGCTACTGCCACATCACTGTTAATTCTTAGTTTTCCTTGATACTTTTCAGCAGAAACTCCAGGTATATTGGCATTACTGATTGCTAACACCACGCTATCTAGTGTAGTACCAGTCAACTGAATGTTTCTATCATTTATTACCAAAGTGTGGCCAGCGGTCACTGTCGGATTGACTTTGCTGCCAGTGACTTGTCCGTATACTCTTCCTACGTTTACATAACGTGTGACCAGGCCTGAGCTGTAATTGATTTCAGCATAGTAAGGACTGCTTATATACAAATTACAGCCTGTTCCGCACATGGCCAATGATGTACCAAATTTTTGCCCTGTGACTCCAACTTCTGTTGCATCAAGAACCTGATCTAATAAAAATTGGTTGGTTTCTACTCTCAACTTCTGCCCGCCAGCTGGGGTAGCGAATCCAGGAAACTGTACAACGTTTAATGTTCCAGTTGGTCGATACCAGTCTGTTCCTTCAGACAACACAGTATTATTAAATAACACTCTATACACATCATTGAAGTCGTCTGGGCAAGTGAATGTTCCAGAAACACCATCTGTGGTAAATTCTGTTATTGTTCTATGATAGACGCTAACTGTTCCTTCGTTAGCAGTTCCGTTCAATGATTTGGTATTTGCTCCAACTGAAATAATCGAACTATCTCTGTTAACAGCAAGCGAACACCCAAAATTGGTGTCGGCTGCACCGCTCAGTGAATCAATTAATTTGTAATAAGAAGTTCGTTTTAGAACATCAAATCTTTCAAAAATAGTAGGAGCAGTCCCAAAAGTTAGATTTGTGATTGTTCCTTTGCTTGAAACTGTGATAGTTATGTCATTGGCAACCGTGCCGCCTAAACTTGTACCAGGTATAGTCAATGTGTCGCCAGCATTATAACCGGAGCCGCCATTGATTCTTATTACATTTGTATAAACACCATTGTTGTCAACAATAACAGTAAATTTGGCGCCGGTCCCTGATCCACCAGTAGCACTGAGATTGGAATATGTTAAAGTGCCGCCTCCGCTAACACCGGTGCCCGATTGTGTAAATGCAGTAATACCGTTTGCTGCTTGAGAGATAGTGTAATCTACTGTAGGCACATACTCAGATGATCTTAGAACTGCGAATACCACAATGTCTGTTGGATCGTTGACTGCTGCCGATAAGGTAAACACGTTGCTTGCCCCATCACCTTCAAACGATTGGGTATCTTCTGCTCTGGTTTTTATTGCATAACAAAACACTTTGTTTGCGCCCGGAGCACCTATATAAAGATAATTGCCGTCTCTGCTCATTGCAAGAGCTTCGCCGAATCTATCACTGGTTGTACCCGATGGATCAGTTAGCAATTGAATCAACACCCCATCTTTGTAAACGTAAACATATCCGCGGCTTGAATCACTGTCAGGCGCACCTACTGCAAAAAATCCAGACCCGTTGGTGATAGCTTTACCGAATCCGCTTAGATTATTGCTGTTTCCGTATAAGAACGAACTAGGTACCCACGAGTTTGCACTTGCGCGACCGTAAATAGCAGCTCGCCCAGTACCAGATCCTGGCGCACCAATATAAAGCAATTGTCCAGTATTGGGGTCTAGACTGACTGTTTGTCCAAAGAAGTCGTTGCCTGACAATTTACTTGGGTCTGGTTCAACTTTGACCGAATACTTCCATGGGTCAATCTTGTTGTATACTCCCCAATTCTGATTGCTGTCTAGATTGCTTACCCAAATTTTATCGTTTGGAACCCATCCGGCAACTGGTCTAACTGTTTCTACATCTTTCAAGTAATCAATTTTACTAGATGTCAGTTTGAATAAAATTCCTACACCAGCAAAGGCCTGGGTATCTTTCATTTGCTGTAGATTTTGATATAATCGAATATAAAATCTTGTGCTGTCAATGATGCTGTCAACTTGATAGACACCATCAAACTGTGGGTCAAAGTTTTTTATAACTATCAGGTCATCAACTGCTAGTCCGTGCTCTCTATCAAAGACAACTTCAACCAAATCATCAATGTTGTATCGTAATCCAAAAATATAACCATTTACCAAGCTGGCGCGATACACATTCCAATTTTTATCAAAATCTCTTGCGACCCATATTTTATAACCTATACCAATATTATTAACTATAGTTGTAAGAGTCTCAAAGTCATTTAAATCAAAAATAGTTGCATCAACATCATCTAGATTTACAAACCCAGCCACTGGCAACGGTTTAAAGGCATCTTGCTCGGCTAAACTTTTTGTTCGTACTATGCGAGCAGAATATTCGCCCGATGACTTAAACACATTGGTATTATCAAAGGCCAGTACGTCTGGTTCCTTTGTTGTTGTTTGATCAAGCAGTTGAAACGCAGTAGGATTGCTGCTAAAGTCTGTTTCGTTTAGCTCAAGTTCTATAAATTTGTTTATGTCTGTGGCACCGTATTCGCCAACACGAACAGCCCAGTTTTCATAGAAGTTGATATCTGTATCTAAATTTCCAAAGGTCGCACCTTGTAATGCATTTAGTGCATTTACCGTTCCTTTTTGTTTGATAAACCCTTGATAGAATTTACTCTGAGTGGTTCTATCAATACCAAGGTTGGTAAAATAGTCTCTGTTTCTGAATCCTATTAATCCGTTGCTGAACAGTTGTAAATCTTCATTTATTGGTTGATCATCAATGTCGTAAAAGTTTATACCCTGTATTGCATTGGTAGCAAAATTGTTAATAACGCCAGATTTTAATTCTGACGTCGGGATCAATTGCCAACTGCTTGTTTGGAATTGATCAGTTGCTGTGATGTTTTGTATTGCAGTATAGAATCTAAACTTGTACTTTACTATAGAGCCTTTTAAATAATCTTTGCCAGATTCCCACTCATCAATTACATCACTGCTGTAAATAAATCCTGGCAATTCTAAACTACCATTCCAGTTTGCAGTTTTGGCTCCAACTAACTTTAATCTATACTGTCTATTACCCAATTCTGGCACATAGATAATGTCATTGAAAACGGTGATATTATCTAATATCAGTAGGTGTTCGTATTGTACCAAATCTAATTCAGCGAATCCAATGGTTTGATCTGCATTGGCAGTAAAGGTGAATATATTACTGTTTCTGTTTATTGAAAAATTATTTTTAGTGATTGGTTTAAAATTAACGTCAAGCACTCTACTAGAGTAAGGTGCATTTAAAATTTCATCAACCACTGATGCTGAATCAAAAACTTTTAAAGTAGTAGACACTGGACTTAAAACTATTACACTTCCTGTTTTCCAACCCTGGCTTGACCAGTGTAAGAATTCTTTGGCACTTAAAATCCAGTCTTTTTGTTCTTGTAGATCGTTGTCTCTGTCAACAAAAATAAATCCTTGTGCCAACAGATAACGTTGATAGCTTACTAGGAAGTCTACCACTTGTTGTTTGGTATTGAATTCAAATCCGTAAGGAACTGTATACTTCGCTTTCTTGAAGTCTTTGTAGACTGTTCCTCGTTGATTGCCAGATGTGATAGTGTAGGCATTGTTGTTGACTTGACTAGGAATAATAAAGAAGTAAGGATTTGTTAGATCATATCCGCTTACCACATAACCTGCTGCGGTCTTTTCAACAATAACTGCACTATAAGTTATTTTATTAACTGGACTGCCTTTGTATAGTTCAATTCTATAGTTTTCTTCTGGAACTATAACACTGTCACTGATGCTACTTGGACTGCTTTGTTCAGCCAATAACTCAATGAATCGTTTGTCAGTATAACCGGCCATTTTGTATGCCAATTGCACATCCAATGCTGCAAGGTTATCCTTGATCAATGTTGATGCGTCAGCAATACCTAGATTTTTAACATAATCTCTAATCCAGTTCAAATAGCCAGAATTTCTTTCTACAGTGACGCCATTGTCGTAGCCTTGTACCAATAGAGCAGTGGGTGTTAAATGCTGCCCTGTGGTAGCTGTTTCAAACTGTGCTGTGACTGCGTTTCTGGTATAATTCTGTGTATTGGCCAGTAAAGCAAAATATTTGGCCGGTTTGGCTAGGGCAAGAGCCAGTTGCATTGCAAATGCAAATTCGCTGCTGCGACGCCATGCAGCTTCTACTGGTCCTATATCTCCTACTGCAAAATTTGCATTTGCTTTGCTGCTATCAAAGTCGGTCACAAGAATTTTTTCTGGGCTGACCAAGTCGCCGTTTTCGTCAACAGGAATATATTGTGCAAGATTTGGTCTTTGATATCTTGAATCAAATCCGGCACGCTCGCCGGCGTGTATATAACCAAGACTCAAATCGCTCCATAATAACCCGTTGCCGCCAGTGTATGGAGCAGGTCCGTATCTGTCATTCCAGTAGCTGGGCTTTTCGCTAAAGCCCAACATTTCCCAAGGATGCGTGTGCGGACGATCAGTATCATAGAAATATCGATAAATGCTGCGCCATGATCCTGGTAAAGTTTCTCCATTTACTACATCTCTGAATCTCTTGTAATTCCAAGTAAAAGGATCTGATGCTGTAAATGTGTTATTGGTTGAATAGTTTAATCTATTGGTTCCAATCCAAGATAAAAATTCTTGACTCAATATCTGATTGAATTCTCTTAGAGAATAATCTGTTGGTCTAAATTTGCCAGGTAGATAATCATGGACATTGAAGATATTGGTATCGTATTGAACTTTGATATTATTGTAGATTCTGCGCTCTAGTTCTAATATTAAATTGTCTCTGAAATCCCCAAACGCTGGCATTATGCTGCCGTCGTGTCCTTGTATTACTGTGATTGGCTCTCTGTAAGTATCATCCACATAAATTTCAGGATAGAACTTAGGATGCATACCCATCTTGGTAGGAGTTTCGGGCACATAGCAACCGTCAGTGGTGCTGTATTCTACGATATCAATTTTGTCTCCATACAAGAGACCAAAACTATCATTTATAGTAATAGCTGGTCTGTCTTGTCTAAAATAAAAATCTCTATCTTTAATTAATAGTGTTTTTGATGTGACATTGTTAATTGTACGTGTAAGGTAAACAAGAACAGCTCGATTACTGATCACTTTGTCATTGAAAATAGTTGTTATTTCATAACTTGTGATGTCTGGATCTAGTACTGTATAAGTAGGAATTACAGTTTTTCCTAGGTCGCCATACGGGAACATGTCGCTGTAGAACCACGGGAATGAATCATTTTTAACTAGATTGATATGCAGCATTATTGCATCAACACTGCCCGCAATGTCATTGCGATTTAAATCTAGATTTCCGGCCAATTCCAAGAATTTAATTTTAAATTTTGAATATTCCCTATTTGCCAACTTTAATGCATTTACAAAATTCATTGTAGGGTGATTCAAAAACAATCCAGCATACACTACAGGAGCACTGTGTTGTAAAACACTGCCCCCTTTGTTCATGTATTGAATATCTCTAAGATTGCTATTACCAGGAACTTTACCAACAATGTCTAAACTGTTATTTTTTAAAGTGATCAAATGATTACGCATCTGACCCAATGTCAACATTTCAAGATTGGTATTAAGACTGTTAACGTCTAGATTTAATGGCACTTCATAAAAAGCGTTTGGCGATACCAAATCTTTATTAAAGATGCTTACGAAAACAACATCGTCTTTTACAATCAATTCAGGATTAACCAATACCGCATATTGGTCAACAACTTTTGTGACAACAAAATTACCAATATCCAAGATTGAGTTATTGACAGTGACCTTGATATTGGGATTGATTATACTTGTGTCTGGTATGTTATCAATAGGGAATAAATTTGTTTCGCCATCGTAAGTGAACTGATAATTCTGATATTGATGACTAAAATCTCTGTTGATAGTCCAGATGTTTAATCTTTGACAAGAAGCAGCGTCGATATTTTTTTGCAGGTATCCAGCATTAACTGTGACTGTTTCGATGCCGCCGCCACCGATCAAATAATCAAACGACTGTGTGTCGTAATCGTTTGTAAATTGTATGTCACCTTGGCTAACAAAATTCTTATAGCTTAACGGAAATCCAATTACACTATCATTGTTTCCAGTTCCTTTTTTGTAGGAAAATATTTTTGTTCCTTGGAAAGTGGTGCCTGGATATACCGAACTGTTAGTGAAACTGACACCGTCGTCGTTGATCACGTCAAACAAAGGCTCTTGATTGTTGTATGTTTTTTCTTGCGACGCTTTCCATGACGTCCCGTTATAGTGCCAGTGTTTTCCGCCGTTGTCGCCGGACAGGATAAGAACAGTGTTTCCTGCAACTATTGTGGTATCGTCTGTTTCCACAATGTAAGCTTTGTAAAGAAGCGGATCCGGAGCTTCTGATGTAAGCTCAATAGAAAACTTGTAAATCTTGTTTCTAACATCGTTATTGATGTCATTTGAGAAAATTACCCTATCACCGGTAGTAAGAGTCAAGTCGCCAATGGTGAGTGTTTTAGTATCAACACACACAACCCCTTGCACTTGTGTAAATGCGTTAGATATTGAAGTATCCAGTATGTCTACTGGTTGTTTGGCTTCTGCGCCAAAATTATACAATTGTAAATCAGCATCAAATTCAATAATTGGTCTGCTGGCTCTTAAGTTTTGATTAAAGATAGCGTCAATTTTATTATAATCTGCAGTTTTTTGTATCACATCCATGTGGAACCAACGATTGGCTCTGGACCATGGGTTTCTGTCTATACTTGATCGCTTGACGGTCATGTAATCTTGAACCGCAGGTTGTAGGTAAGCATTTATTAAAGCACCTGTACCAGACCCGCCCTTGAGACTTACAGGGTTGGTAGGTAAGACAGAATAATTTCCTCTATCTTTGATTTTAAAAGTTTTAATTGGACCTGAGGTTGGAGGAGCAATGGTTATAACAGGTGCCGACAAATACCCTGTGCCAGCTGAATCAATAATGACATTTGTGACTACGCCATTTGTAATTACAGCATGTGCAAATGCATTTGTACCTGATGCTGGTGCCGACGCAATGCTTACTATTGGAGCACTGGTGTACCCAGAGCCACCATCAATAATATCAATTGAGGTAAGTGCGCCGGTAATGCTGTTAATTGTTGCGCTGACTTTTGCTGTGTTCTCTACAATAGCAGTCACTACCGCGGTTGCATCTGCTGTTCTGACCCCACCGTCAAATGTAAGACGGTCGCCCACAACGTAATCTTTACCAGCTTCAACAATATAACTGGTATTGATAGATTCTATAGATACCAACTCAGACTCTGCAACCAATACTATTGAGGTACCCACACCTTCAACATAATAGTTTTTGTTTCTCCATTCAGCCGGAGAACTTGCGTCAAATCTAACCTTGAGCCCGTTAGTAAAACTAACGCCGTTTGGACTTGTGTAATTTACTTGTCCCACTATCTCCGCTGCCGGATCAATTGTACTAGACGTTGGTTCAACTAATTTAATTGTTCCGATAGCATTATTTTCTTCGCCGCTTTGATAGAACAATGTGTCTAATGGTGCGGTTATGTAAGGCACTACATTCAGCAAGTTCAATCTAGCATAAAATTCTCTACCAGCATACTCTGTACCTGCTTTGATCCTTACTTTTCTTTCGTTAGGAACACTAGATTTTGGAAACAGAATGATTCGTTCTACATCATTTTCGTCTCGTTCTATTTTTATAGTAAAGATGCTGGTTCTTTGTTCAAATGGAATTAAATTGTTTTGATCAAAGTATGCAACGCCGTCTTCGACGCGAGACGTATCAACCCAATATGTATCGTCAATATACTGCGGATTTACAAACACCACAGAAGCATTTTCAATGTAGCGTATGGTGCCATCAATGCCGCCTAGATCTTCATTGAGCTCTTGTGGGTTAGCACCAAGCACCTGTGCAAACGACAAATTGGTTGCATAATCAACATCATCCACGACTGGCATTGATGTCCAACGATCCTGTGCATTGCTTGCTGGAACTGTAAATCTAACTGTTCCTACTGATTGCCCGTTATTAGAAACACCTAGCACCTGTCTTGTGTCCAAATTAGGCATTTCCGGATCAATACCGTTTACAGCTGGTTTTGACTGCACGTAAAATTCGTTCCCGGGTTCATTGATGTTGAAATCATAAACCCCGCCTCTAGATAACGTAATGGTAGGATTAGGAGTTCTACCATATCCAGTGAATTCATATGTGCCTGTTGTGGCATTAAACGTGACATCAAATGTGGCTTCTAAGGGCACACCAACTGCCGATATCACTACTGGATCTGGGCCATTGTCTAACCAGTAGTACTGGCTAAAGTTAACAAACTTGTCTAAATCTATTCTAGGATTATAGGTGTAATATTCGTTATCAAATAAACGACTGTGATTGTTTGTCAAGCCACCGTAATATCTGATTTTATTAACAATGTCAGTGTAAGTGGTAGCAAATTCAATTTCGTTTGTGACATCATTCTTTAATACCAACGAAGGTTCAAGTTGATAATTTTGTCTATCCGAAGAAGCTTCTTCAATATAACTGTCGCTTGTTTTATAAGATGGAGCTAGTTTTCTTCCAATATATCCATTGATTTTTTTTAACGCAGGTTCGCTAACCAATTGATCTAGTGTTGCGTTTAGAAACTTTTTATTTGTTTCAGTCTGAAAAATTTCCGGAAGAAATTGATGTGTCTTAATAACGGCCATTACTTTTCCTATTATGCTATATTGAGTTGTCCTGCTGTAATTGCACTGATAATTTGTACGTTGTCAACGGTGGCAGCACTGACTAAAATTTCATTTGCTTCGGCATTGATCTGATACAGGCTACCAAAACTGGCTAATTCTGCGGCTGGAACAATAACCACGCTGCTGACATTAGGGCTCAGTGCTGAATGCAAATATGCACTGAGTTCACTGAAGTAAAATGTTTCGCCAAATTCCCAGTTTGCTATATCAAAATAAGTGTTGATTGCTGCAATCACTTGGCTCTTTACATCATTGTCACTGATATTGACGTTTGGGTTTTTAACAACTTTAAATGTTGCTCTCAAAGTATTCTCGGCTTTATTACCAAACAATGGTTTAAATTTAGCAGGATTGTAAATTATACTGTCGCTAATTGTTTTAAAGTTTTCAATTGACCCAAACTCAGTTCTTAATTCGTCACTGGTTGGAGCGACCGGTTCTTGTACTCGATTAGTTGGGTCTGTTATGAAAGCGTAATATTGATCGCTGTAGCTTCTTGTTAAGATATAAAAATCTATTAGGTTGTTTGGACTTGGATCTATTCTTCTGCTGTTAGGAGCGTTATGTGTATATTGGAACATAAGATCTTGTCTACCAACCTTGGCAACGTAATCAGTAAGCAAAGTTAACACTGACCCGTTTGAACTAAAAAATTTGTCCTCGGTATAAGCGTAAAAAATTGTTGCCGATGGATACAGAGTAATGTTATTAATTATCTCTGTTTCTGTTGGGTACGAAGATACCACGCTGGTCTGATCCACTGGATCGTACTTTACAAAGTTAAACTGATCAACAGCTCTTACAAAATACACAAATTTATTTTCTGGATTAGTAGTAGGTGCCACTAGATTGCTAAACAGATCAGGATCGTCAGGCACTTCATCAAGGTTGTCATCTGGGAAAGTGACAAAAACTTTTCTATTGTCCTCAAATCCGTCAGACTCGACTACTCTATTCCAGATTCTATAAGTTTGACTATAAAATATACTGTTTGCATTGTCAGGCTGAGTGTTTGTGCGTAAAATCTTGATAGCATCTAGTCTAGTAGTTGCTGTTTTACTATCGTACACTTTTACATCAGGGTCGTAATAGAATCTAGTTTCTTTTGTGCTTTGGAAATAATAATTTACACCTCGGCTGGTGACGGTGTACTCTTGATTGGCAAAAACAAATTTTAAAAACCAGCTGTTGTCTAGACCAGTGCCCGATGTATTACCAGCATTGGTCAAACTGAATGTACCTGATCCTAAATTTGCTGCATCAACAATGGTCCATAGTTTGTTAACTATGTCATAACGAACACCAAATGTTTTATAACTTAAAATATTGTTTATAACCTGTGTAGTCAATCCAGATGACCAAGAATTGGCAAACACCGGAATAACCTGACTTATTTCTGCACCAGTAGGAACGTTAACGCTCAAAACTGCATTACCTACACCCGGAGTAGGATATGAAATTATACTGGCCCACAATGTGGTTCGCTGATATTCTGTTTCAGGTGTTCCTGTTTGCAATTGATTCTGTGCGTCAAAGTATTGACCGGCTGGCGCAGCAAACTGGACCAGAGCTCCCTGTGTCAGATAGATATAACTTGATGCATTAAATGTACCGGTGCTACGGCCACCGCTGAATGACGTGCGAGACCATGTTCCTGTTGGAGTAAATCGTGTTGCTGTTTTATAATACAAATGTCTAGTAGGAATTTTAGCAATTAATGGCAAAACTAAATTTTGCACAACATAATTGACTTCACTACTACTGGTAAATTGGAACGTTTCTATCTCTGATGAATCTTCGCTGTAAATAATTCCATCTTCGGCAAAGATATTTGTACTAGAATATTTTCCAGTGGCATCTACCACATCTAAAAATCTACTGACTCCAGAGCTGGATCTATTGACTGCTTTGATTTTTAGTATATTACTAAAAGTAGTAAAAGGTAAAACGTTATAGTCCTCACCAGTGACCATTCTATTCTGTGTATAGTACTGTTGCGGTGCTTTTGTTCTGATATCTTCCAGTGTTTCTCTTGCTACTGCGTTGGTCACGGTGTATTGTAAACTTGCGCGAATAGTTAATGTTTCTGCACGACCAGTTCTTCCACGATAAGGAATTGACACGGTCACTGCACTCATTTCTTCAGGAGTTATTTTATAAGTTTGATTATTACTTACTCTGTAATATAATCTAAAATTACCTGTTGGAATGTTGGTAAACGACCCATCGCCGAACACTAGATCAATTTGATCATTTGCTCTAGAACTGACGCTGTATAAATTTCTGTCGGCTGTGTTGTTATAAATTACGTTAATTCCGTTTACCGCTGGCACCTGTGTCCACAGTGTAGTTGGGTTGCCTGCTGAGTTCAATGAATATAACCAAATATCAGTGTTGTTAATATTGTCAAAATTTACATTTACTATGCGATTTGGTAAACTTTCTGTGATCGTAAAGTCAAGGTTCGCCAATTCACCTTGTTTGAAGTAAAAAAAGTATCCGGTATTGTTTGATCCATTCCCTTGATTGTCATTTCTATAAAGAAAATTAAATGCGCCACTAGGAGCCGGATCTTTTTCGTACACATAAGATTGATCAGCTGATGTAGGGCTCACTATTTCAAAAGGATATGTGACACCTGCAATACTGGCAGTATACGGTTGCACTGGTATTAGGCCGTTTAACAGATCAATTGCGTATTCGTCTGTTTTCACTCCGCTAAGAGTCTTGGTAGCACCAGGCTTGCCAATGGCTTGTGTGCTGATCAATGCTGCATTTAATACAGCAGTAAATTGCTCTAACCAGTTTTCGTTTGTGCTGTCGTTCCAGCTTACCAGCTGATTGCTCAAATTGGTACCTGTGCTGTCATATACAATTTCTGTTGTGCTGACATTTTGAAACTTGAGGTATCCGGCAGCAGGCAAGCTTCTTTTTGGATTATAACTAACCAGTTTTGCCAGCTTTAAAATACTGTCTCTGCGTTCAGCAGTGTCTAAGAAATTTTCTCTTGCGTTAAGATCTGTTCTAAACGCTAGACTTTGTCCTAAAAAAGCAATCAAATCTATTAGCGCAATATACTCTGAACTTTCGGTAAAGTCATTGAAGTCTTCAGGGTAATATGTACGCAAGTATTCGATCATACTCTTGCGTATAGTTTCAAAATCAAAGCTTTGGAAATCGGCTTCTCTGAAAGTTTGATATATTTTAGTCCAGTCTTGCCGGGCTAATAAACTTGTTTGTCTGGTAGTAATTGCCATAGTCTATACCTATATTCAGTATTTATGGCAAAGAAAAAGTGGTAATATTATGATGCTGACAGTGTATTGGTATTTGAATTAAATTCCAATTGTAGCAATTCTGAATAGTTGCCTGGTAGAAAAATTAACTCCACTTGTACCTGTATTCCGTGTTCAAATTCGTCTAATATAACGTTATCAACACGCAATCTTGGGTCATAGCTGACGATTCTTCTGACATCTTCAACTATAGTGGACTTGACATCAGCAGTTAACGGTTCGTATATCATGTTCCAGATTATGCTTCCAAAATCTGGGTTCATTAATTTTTGGCCTTTGCGTATGCTGAAGTGATTTATAAGGTCGCGTTTGACCAGTTCTGCATCAGTTAGCCGAAACTTTTTTGTTTGATTTATTGTGCTAAATCCACGATATCTGTTGTTTGCCATACTCGTATTTAACCTAAATTTATCACGGCAACGACTCCGTGCTTACATCTGCACCTAGATTTTGCACAGCAAATCTGCCAGCATTATAAAATAATGCACCCGGTCTACCTTTGCTGTCTTTTTCTTTACCTTTTTGTCGCCAATCCTTGGCTTTGGTTGCGGGCAAACTGTTGGCAAAATCGTCGCCTTGTGCTTTGAGTTTGCTGACATCAATCTTGGCTGCTGCTGTTTTGAGTTGCGATGCCGACCCTTGTAAAGTGGGATCCAGTGCAGCTTTTACGCTTTCTGTTGTTTTTGTTGCGGAATCAGTTATTGTAGGAATTCCAGTCACTGCTTTTTTGTCAATTGATGCTCCGTCTTTGCCTACAGAACCTTTGGGCAATGAAGATTGTATATTTTGTGCTATTGAACTTATACTGCTCTCGACCAGTTTCTGGGACGCTTGCGCCGGCGATGCTCCTGAATTCAATAACCCGCCGAGTGAGCCAGCGAGCCCAGACGTAGCCGATTGTAAACTGCTGGTATCGGTGCCCATTAGTCCAGTGATTGACGATAATCCTGTTTGCAGTGTTGGGTTGGCATCTTGAAACTGATAAGATACTGCCAGCATGCCAGCAACAACCTCTTTGGTATCGTATTCTTTTATAGCGCCTGACTTGATACAGGCTGCATATTGGGCGAGTAAAAATCGTTCCATGATACGATCTTGCACATTGACATCAAACGTGAATTCTACTTCCGATGTGACACCATCTTTGCCTGTAAATGCTGCGCCGTTGGCAAATTTATACCCATAATTGATCAATGTTTTGTTGTGTACTGCATATCTTCCAATTCGAGGAGGTGCATTGTATGTGCTATCATTGTTGGTTTCCATAAAAGCAATTTGTACCATCAATGCTTTTACATCACTTTCTCTCAATTGCGGGATAGTTGATTTTATTTTTGGCGTTGGTGCGCCAATTGGTGCAGCCGGATCATCTAATAGTGCTCTTGGTGCACCTTGGCTAAATGGTTCTTTCCTAGCAGCTTCTGGTCCTAGATTGTTTGATTGCGACTTTGCTTGTTGTCCAGCTGCGGCACTGGGTTTACCAGCATCACCAGAAACTGAAGAATTGACAGCGTTTAAATTTGCTTTGACTCCAGCAGGCAAGTTGTCTGCCGCAGTTAATACTGTAGAAGCATTAATTCCGCCAGTTTGAAATGCACTAAACATGGCTGCGGCTGTGCTCGCGCCTGCTTTTACTTCAGCATTGGCTTTTGGATTGTTTTGTACTGTGCTGTTTACAAATTCTGTGACATTAATAGGCATGATTAATCTTCCTGCTTTCGTGATGGTTCCACTAGGCCACTATTTAATTTTTTCTTTCCAGTCTGTCTTGGCCAGGGCTCGTGTGTTGGTGTAAACGGTGCTACACTAGACAGTCCGCTTTGCGAATCAACGACCCACCGCTTGGTATTGTTATCAAATCTCACATTGTCTTGTTGGTATAACTCCATTGGGGGATTGATCTGCGGCTCCACCGGGGTAGTGGCATTTGGAACCACTTTGCCTGAGGTATTAATGTACACTTGATCACCACCTTTGAACCACAACTCTCCATTGGCCACTTTCCATCCACTAGTTGCACCCGAACTGATTGTGGTTTTTCCCGATGTGGTCAGTGTAAAACTTCCGTTTTTGACATTAAATAGTCCTGCTGTTTCCAAACTGGCATTAAGCCCTCTAATATCAATGCTGCCGCCGCTACGTAGTCCAACTACACCAGCATTGATGTTATATAAGTCTTTTGCTGTTATAAGTTGCAACGAAGTTTGTGATTCAATTGACGCTCCTGCATACATTCGTATCGAAGATCCCGCATTGATGTTTACGTTGCCGTCTGCATGAAAATTCAAGTCCATCTCTGAACGTATGTTTAAACTGTCTCCACTGTAAATGTTAATACTGCCTTTAGGAGTAAATTCTAACCAAGCAGTTCCTTTGTTGTTAATGATGTACAAAACTTCATCGGTGTCATTGAATAGAATTTGATGCCCACCAGCTGATCGCAATCTGACCAATTGACTATCACCATACAAATCGCCGTCGTCCATTACAAACGTATGCCCACCTCGTCGTTCTGTTGGTTGCCAGTCTTGAATCTTTTCGCCTTGATTGCCTAGTTTCAGTGCTTCATCTAGTGACTGCTTGTCCGGGTATTTGTCAGTGAGATCCGGATATCCGCGTCCTGGTGTACTGATACCAAATACTCTACTGGGAGATTCTCTAGTGGACGAACTGGCCACTGTGCCTCTACTGGGGTCAGTTTCTAGTCCTTGTTGAATAACCACGTTTGCTTGATAGGTATGTAGAACTCTATCTAGTCTTAGGTAATCTCTAGCCGAATCTCTATCTTCATTTTCCAAGTTTACTTCGCTGGCCGGCAAATAAACATCATCGGCAGGGATGTCTCGATCAGCTCCAAACGTGGTATCCAATAAAACCTTGGTATTACCAGATGGTCTGGCTATACCAGGAACCATGTGATTAGATGGTGTGTTTTGAATACACGCGAACCAATAACCTCTACTGATATCTCCGTTAACAAAAATTACAAGTACCTGATTTTCAAGGTCTGGAGGAACGGCCCAAAATCCATACGTCTGTGCCTCAGTACCAAAACTGTTGGGTTGATCTACACCAGGTCTACCAATTGTGCTACCAAAAAAAGGACTTGCATAGCTAACTGTAATGTACGGACCTGTTTCCTCGGCACTGAGCTCAGAAATCCAAACGTCTAGTCTACCTTGTCTTGTTGGGTCAACATTGTTTTTTACAATACCAATATAAGGACCTGCGTCAACTTTGATACCAGGCGTTGCATCTTTGTCGTAAGCCGGGTTTACTCTTTTAGGATTAATTGAATCTGCCATTTATGCTATACCTGTCTGTTTCACTGTTTCTATTCGTTTTGCCTGCGCTTGGAAAAATTCTGTTGTTTCTTTTTGTAAATTGGCCAATTGGGTCAACAGTTTTAGTTTCTGTCGACTCTGATCCGAGCCAGGCTCTGTGTCAATTTTGTAAGTACTCAATGATAGCTTGACTATTTGATCTGCTTGTGCTCTTAGTGTAGCTTGTAGTCCTTCGCGCAAGGCAATTACCTTGTCGGCTTTTTCCGAAGCACTTAATGTGTTATCGTTCCTGATTTTGGCCAATTCAGCATTGAACAACGGAACTTCTAGACTTCTAGTTTTAGTTAAATCATTTGCTTCTGCTTGATTTTGATCTAATAGTAATGCCACGTTTGTGGCTGCTTTCTCCTGAGGTGCAATTGCTGTTGCATCATTGGCATTAGATGGCGCTGCTTCTGTTGGCTGCGGTGCAGTAGCCACTGTACCTTCGCCCGGCGAACTAGCAACAGGATTAGTAGGTGGTTCGGCTGCGGCTGCTTTGAGTCTATCCTGTTCGCCAGCACGCACTTGACCACCTTGTGTTTCGTCTCCGGCTATTAATCCAGTTCCAACGACTGGAGTTGGTGTAGGTGTTGTGGTTTCTGTTTGTGCCACTTTGGCTTTTAATTCAACTTTTGGCGTTGTTTTAACAGTGTCATCATAAAATAAATCATTGGGCATTTTGACCATTTCTAGTGTCTGCTCAAATTTGCCTCGATTGAACTCGCTTTTGACTTTTATAAGTTTATAAACTCCGCTAAATGTCGAGTCTGTCATTCTACCATTAGACAATTTTACTTGTTTGTTTGTGATACCTGTAGCATCATCAATGTCAACTGCACTCTTGATCAACAGTTGAACAAAAACTTGTTCTTGGTCAAAAATGATCTGGCCAGTACTGGGGTTGATAGGAACTGTTTCTTCGCTGGCGAGACCGTTTTGGCTAGTCACACTGTAATTTTGATAAGCCGGACTCATTGGATTGTAATAAATGTCGTCTTGTTTGATAAATGCAGGATCTCCTATAATACGCAACTGCACATTTAGCATGTCCCCGCGACTTGATGTATAGATACTGTCGGCCACATCAGCAACTGCGCTGGCATCTTTTTTAGAGCTGCTGTTCAAATGTCCGGTACCTTTTTTATTAACTCCCCTAGGCTCTATTGTTATAGGTAAATCTGTTTTTCTTTCTGGATTGCTTCTTTTTGGATCAGCGTCCCTGACATCATTGTTGGCATCTCTATTGGGATCACTGAAAGTAGCTACTGCTGCTGTTTTGTTGTCTTGATATGCTGTGATTGAAGTATAGTACAAACTGTCAAAATCAATGTCTATGGCCACAATGTCTTGATTTAACCCAGTGTACAAGTAGTTGTAAGATCTTACAATCTTGCTTTTACCTATTCTGGTCTTGGCGAAATCTGGATGGTATGCATTTGCTGCCTTGTAAGGAACAATAGTGTATACCACCTGTTTGCTGTATGCATTTCTACTTCCGTCAAAATTCAGCAAATAGACCTGGGGAATAATCTTGTACCAGTTTAATAATTTGTACCGATTTAATTCTTTTTCGGCTTCTCTAAGTTCTTTTGTCAATTGCTCTCTGTCTAATTGTGCTTGTGCAGGATCATTTAATAAAGAACTTCTATTGGCAACAATTTCTCTATTTTTGGCAATTGCTTCTTTGGCCTCCTTGACTTGTCCAGAAATGTATTCACTGCTTTGCATTATTCTGTCAATCAGCTGAACAATATTGATACCTGGATTGATATTGAACCCTTGTTTTGTTTTACCAGTAAGCATCGGAGAGCTAAGAACTGACGCATTTATTGCTTCAACAGGATCGGTCATTGGAACCTTGCTCACTTCAGCAAATTTTTCGTCTACAATTTTGCTTTTTTTAATTTTCTCGTCTGGGATATTAAAAGCTATCAAGGAAGGGGGATGAGCAAAAGTTTTTCCTGGTCCGGACACACCGCGCATGAAAGTATTATATCCTGCAGGATAACTTTTTGTGGTATAGGTAAATGATGCCCGTAATTTATCACGTTGTTCATTGAGTTCGGCTATAGTGGGTTTGGTGCCTTGATTTTTAGTTTCTTGATCTGTTGCCCATTTTTTTAGTTCACTTTCAACACGTTCTTCGTTGTTTGCTACTTCTGGTGAAAATATCTTGGCTATTTCGCTTCCGCTATCAAAAAATTCGCCTACAGTTCCAGCTTGAACACTTAGTGCCACCGGCAATGATGCAATTGAATCCTGGAATGCCACATGGTTAAATGGAACTGCGCGGCATCTGTATTCAGTACCGCCAGCGCCAGGTTTGATTTTCATTTCAATTATTTTAATTGCCACACGCTTTCTATCAATCCTGATAGATTTATTTTTTGCTTCGTCAACGTTAGATAGAAAATCTATTTCTAGTAGATACGGTTGATCGATGTAGTTAGAACTATTAACTGGCGGCATACTACATGCGCTTTGAAGACGATCTAGCAAGGTCATTCCGTAAGGTTCTACTATACTAAAACTTATTTCAATTGCATTACTGGCCTTGGTTTTTGCGTTTAGCCCAACCACAGTTGTTAAATTTAAATTTTCTATAAAAAAATCTTCTTGAAAATCTGGATGTCTTCCGGTGATTTCTTTTCCGGTACGTACCATAGAAAACTCTGCCGGATTTGGAAATCCGCCACCGCTGCTTATCAATACAAATTGCGGGTTAAAAGAATCCGGTCTGTCAACTAGTGCAGTATAATCTTGAGCTGACAATAGATATAACGTGATTCTATAAGTAGAGCTGGCATATTCGTGTAATTTATTTTTTTTAGCTAAAGCAAGTTTACTTGATAATTCGTTTTGTTTATCACTGTCACTGAGATTACCACCTGGAGGTTTATCATTGCTGGTGGTTCCTACAATTGTTCCTTGTTTGCTTTTCTCTTTGGTTGCTGCCGGTTCGCCGGATCTACTTTCTGATGGCGGTGGCGCAGGAAATGCATTTGGAGGTAATTCTTCTACAGCGTTGCCTCTGTCTTGATTGTTCTTGATTTTGTCTGCTTCGGCGGCGCTGACAGTGCCTGCAGGAACCAACGCCGGCACTGGATCTGTTGTAGGCACTGGAGCATTGTTTCCTACTCCTGGATCAGCAGGAATGTTTTCATTCTTTATTTTGTCTTCGGCTGTTTGGCCTGCAGAACTATTGTTTACTGCTATGCTTGGATCTGAGGTGTTATATTCGTTTGCAATCGCCCACAGTGTGTCACCGGGAACTACTGTACGAGTAGTACCGTTAGGCAATCGTAGTACCTGGCCAGGGTAGATTAAATCTGGGTCTTTGATTTGGTCTTTGTTGAGCTGATAGATTTCAGGCCAATTGGTTTTACTAGCCACGTTATACTCCTAAGTCTTGTTGGAGTGTGGCTTTTTTAGGAATAAAAATTTGTACTCCGGCACGAAAATCAAATAAAGGATCTTTGAGCACATTGGGATTACGCACAGCAAACACCCACCAGAGCGCACTGTCTCCGTACAAGTCCGATGCCAGTATATCTGGTCTGTATTCGTACACTTTGTCAATTTCGTATAAAACATCATCGTCTTTTTTAGTAATGGGTCTATACACCATCACATCTAAAAAATTACCAAATGTTCGAGTTTGTGCGTAAGGGCTAGTACCCGAGTAAGCAACTTTTGCCATTATATTATCCCCTTGGTGATCATGTCGCCTCTGGCAAATGCGTTAAAGTCAAACTCTCGTTGTTTTGCGCGGCTGTAAACTGGCTGTAAAGTAATACTAATAGTACTTACAGTAGGCAGTCGTGTTCTTGCTGGCAACTCTGCTGTTTCTGTGGTAATTGTACCGGACCCAGATCGTGTCGTAGGAAGTTTTGTAGCTGTATCAATTGTGGTTTTTGTTGTGGTCTTTGATTGATATGTGGTTTCAACATAATCAACATCATTGGGCATGGTATGCGAAAATTGAGTTAACAAGCAAGGCACATGCGGTAAATAATGTGCGCCATATCCGTCGAGGTACAGAATAGGTGGCGGTGATCCTTGGTAAGTTCCTGAGTTGCCGTAAAACATTTTAGTTGCTGCCCTGAAAAAATATAACGCTCCCAACAGATATTGTGCATCAAAATCGTTCTGCACAGAAAATTCTCCGCTGATTTGTATTGCTTGCACTTCGCTGGCTTCGTAAAAATAGTTTGTATAATTTGTATGTGTTAACGGTTGCGACCCGTATCTGGCCTGATAAGCCACAGTCACTTGAGGAACATAAGGAAATATGACTCCGTCAGTATCTTTAAGATATGCCATAACTCCAGGATTTGGATCTCTGTACAGTATGGGTGCGCCAGGATTTACGCTGACTCGCACACGCCATTCTTCGCCGGACCGATCAAATCCAATTGTGGGCGGAGCTCCACCAGTAGAAGATCCAATTGCAGTTCCATCTGCTTGTAAACCTGCTTTGAGTAGTCGACTTTCTTTTGGGTCACCACTACCACTAACCGTTCCTTTTTGGCGCTCAAGAAACGCTGCCCGTCCTTCTGCATCAAGTGTTGGGTTTAACTGGCTATTTTTGTTTGGGGCAAATAAGCCCAATTTTGAATCTTCTACTACTGGCATGTAATTTCCTCTTGCTTTTTTATTATTTATTTGTTAAATTAACAGCGTATTTTAAGGAATCTAATGAAACACAATTATCTAAACAACCGTGACATTCTTAAAGAAATTCACAAAAGTAAAGCCACTTACTGTAGCTTCTTGACTGCCGAAGACGGCGATTATGATTTAATCTTGCCCGGTGTTGACAAAATAAACAAAAAAAATATTGCTGCTGGACGCAAAGCCAGGGCAGAACGCTTGGGCAGAGCAGCATACGACGAAGCACAAGCCAAAACCACAGTAAAATTGAAACTGGATGACTTTGCAGTCAAACCTAGCAAAATCAAAGACACCGAAATCGTATTTCGTATAATGACCTGGGAGCATATCCCGATTGACGAGGCAAAAACTCGTAAAAGTCAAGAAAAGCTGTTGGACGATGATCCCGCAGTTATAACCGAATACGACGATGGTGTAGAAGTAGCAGTTCCTGCAAAATATACCAAATGTAATTTTCCACCATTTCAACATTACAAGGTTGACGAAGATGGCAATCCATACTGTGTAGGCAAAAGTCACTGGATTGGTGATTTAGAAACAGGTAAATTTAGTCGAGATCACGGAACTATGACCAAAAAACTGGCTCACATGTTTATGAAACTGTGTGAGCGTTATGCTACACGTAGCAATTGGCGCGGATACACTTACAATGACGAAATGCGGAGTCAGGCATTGCTTCAACTATCACAGATAGGATTGCAATTTGATGAATCAAAATCACAGAATCCTTTTGCTTATTATACTGCTGCTATCACTAATAGCTTTACTCGAGTCCTTAACATTGAAAAGCGCAACCAGAATCTTCGAGATGATATTCTTGAGATGAATGGCCTGACGCCAAGTTATACCAGACAAGGTATGGGATCCTGGGGTGGAGGACCGCCATCTGGTGATTACAACGACGATTAAGTTTGACTTTCCTGTCTGCAAAAGTGTAAACTAACAAGATGTCTAATCTATTTAAAAAAGCAGCAGTCTGCACCGATATCCATTTTGGCTTAAAAAGCAACAGTCAAACACACAACGACGATTGCTTGAATTTCATAAAGTGGTTCTCTGCCAAGGCAAAAGAGGAAGGATGCGAAACAGCGTTCTTCTTAGGGGACTGGCACAACAATCGAGCGTCAATCAACATTGTGACTCTCAACTACAGCCTCAGAGCCTTGGAGCACCTGAATGACCATTTTAAAGCTGTTTATTTTATTCCTGGCAATCACGATCTTTATTATCGCGACAAGAGAGATGTCCAAAGTGTGGAATGGGCGCGGCACTTACCTAACGTTCATATTTGTAATGATTGGCATATTGGTGGCGACGTGGTTATTGCTCCTTGGTTGGTTGGTGACGATCATAAGCGTATTCCAAAGCTAAACGCCAAGTACATGTTTGGGCATTTTGAACTACCACACTTCTATATGAATGCCATGGTACAGATGCCGGATCACGGTGATGTCAAACGTGAAGACTTTCACGGCATTGAACGTGTGTTTACTGGACACTTTCACAAGCGTCAAACGCACAAGAACATTACTTACATTGGCAACTGCTTTCCACACAACTATGCAGACAATCACGACGACGAGCGTGGTATGATGATACTGGAATGGGGTGCAGAGCCGGAGTATCATGCATGGCCCAATCAACCCAGATATCGTGTGTATCAACTTAGCGATGTTTTACAAAATACCGATGCACTGTTGAATCCAGGTATGCATGTGCGTGTGAATCTTGATGTGGATATCAGTTATGAAGAAGCCACATTCATCAAAGAAACATTTGTAAATACTTACAATCTTAGAGAGATTACACTTATTCCTCAAAAAGTTGTAAGCGAAGATATCAATTACGACATCACTGGCAATATCATGTTTGAAAGTGTGGACACTATTGTGACCAATCAACTTACAAATATTCAAAGCGAGCAGTATAACAAAAATTTGTTGCTAGACATTTATAGAAATCTCTAATGTTTAAAATTAAAACACTTGCGGTAAAGAATTTTATGAGCGTGGGTAATGCTACCCAGGCTGTTCAGTTTGATCGAAAAGATCTTACTCTTGTGCTAGGTCAGAACTTGGACCTGGGCGGAGACGACACAGGAGCCAGGAATGGAACTGGCAAAACAACCATTATTAATGCACTAAGCTATGCTCTCTACGGCGCCGCTCTAACCAATATCAAAAAAGATAATCTTATCAATAAAACAAATGGTAAGAACATGCTGGTCACAATTGAGTTCGAAAAAGACGGTGTTGATTATCGAATTGAACGCGGTCGCAAGCCTAATACCATGGCTTTCTATGTTGGTGGAGAAGAGCAGCAAATCACCGACGAAAGCCAAGGAGATAGCAGAGAAACCCAAGCAGAAATTGAACGCATGTTGGGCATGAGCCATGACATGTTCAAACACATTGTTGCACTCAACACTTATACCGAGCCGTTCCTTTCACTCAAAGCCAACGATCAAAGAACTATCATTGAACAGTTGCTAGGCATTACAATGCTGTCCGATAAAGCTGATGCATTAAAGGAGCAACTGAAAGCAACCAAAGATGCTATTACAGCGGAAGAGTATCGTATCAAAGCTGTGACAGATGCCAATGCCCGCATACAAGAACAAATTGAAGCCACACGTCGTAGACAAACCTTGTGGACCAATAAAAATCTCAATGAGATCAATGAACTAAGATCTGCACTAGACGTAGTTGGTGACATCGACATTGAGCCCGAACTTGCAGCACACGATGCGCTAGACGAATGGAATAAAAATTCACAAAAGAAAAACGAAATAGGTAAATGGAAAACTGCTTGCGAATTAGAGCAAGTGAAGATTCTTAAAACTTTAGATAAATTAAAATTAGAAATTGAAAAATTAGAAAAACACGAGTGTTATGCGTGTGGGCAGACCATGCACGATGCCAAACACGAAGAAGTACTCAACGAAAAACGCACAACATTAAAAGAAACTGCATTGCAGTATCTTGCCAACGACGAACAATTGATGTCGCACACCGAAGCATTAGACCTTATTGGCGATCTTGGTCCTGTGCCTCGAGTGTTTTACGATCGCAAAGAAGATGCTATCAATCACAAAAACACTGTGGCCAATTTGAAACAACAATTAGAAACATTGACCAATGCTCAAGATCCATATGCTGAGCAAATTCGAGAAATGGAAACTCAGGCACTGGAAGAAATCAATTATGATCTAATTAACGAACTTGCTAATGTAAAAGAACATCAAGAATTTTTACTTAAACTTTTAACTAATAAAGATAGCTTTATTCGTAAACGTATTATTGATCAAAATCTAAGTTATCTAAATTCAAGACTGAGTCAATATCTAGATCGTATTGGATTACCGCACACTGTAAAGTTCCAAAATGATCTAACTGTTAGTATCGAGGAACTGGGTAGAGAACTAGACTTTGACAACTTATCTAGAGGCGAACGTAATAGATTGATTCTAAGCCTAAGCTGGGCGTTCCGCGATGTGTGGGAAAGCTTGTATCAGCCTATCAACTTGTTGTTCATTGATGAAGTTATTGATACCGGTATGGACAGTTCAGGTGTAGAAAACAGTTTAGCTATTCTCAAGAAGATGAGTCGCGAAGGCAATCGCAGTGTTTGGTTAGTGTCACACAAAGACGAACTTGCTGGGCGAGTAAACAACGTGTTAAGTGTGGTTAAAGAAAACGGATTTACAAGTTATAACACCGATGTTGAAATTGTTTGAAACAGTTAGAGTATTACACTTAGAGCCAACTGACGTTTGTCAGGCGGCTTGTCCTTCTTGTGCGCGAGAAACTGATCCCGCATTTAATAAAAAAATCAAGCACTCGCTTACTCCCACTGACATTCGACGTATACTTCCTGACCATGTAATTTATCGCTTAGATAAAATGTTCATGTGTGGCAATTACGGCGACCCTGCTGCCAGCGAAGCATTAGCCATCGTTGATCATTTTAGAAACATTAATAGCAGCATTACAATTGGTATGAACACCAATGGTGGATTACAAGCTGCATGGTGGTGGACGGCCTTGGGAGAACGACTAAACAATCCTCTTGATTATGTAGTGTTTAGCATTGATGGATTAGCGGATACCAATCACATTTATAGAAAAAATATAGTGTGGGATCGAGTAATGACTAATGCAGAAGCATTTATTCGTGCTGGTGGTTCGGCTCATTGGGATATGTTGGTGTATGAACACAACGAACATCAGGTTGAGCAATGCGAACAATTGGCACGAACAATGGGCTTTAAATGGTTTAGAGCTAAGGTTAGTAAACGTGTGCCCACTGTGGATTGGTTGCGGGCACCAAAAGGTTGGTCAAGACCTGTTATAGAAACTGGCCCAATTGATTGCTTTAGAAATCGTGATCAAAGTTTATATCTTAGTGCTCGCGGTGTGTTCCATCCGTGTTGCTGGTTAGGTGTAACAGATTACACTGTCAATGACTTTGATCAAATTGCATCTTCGTGGGATACATCTAGTTGCAACCCAACATGTCAAGCTACCTGTAGTACTGTTAATAATATGTCAAACTTTACTGGGCAGTGGCAAAGGAACGTGGCTTTATGTTAGCAACTTGGCACTTTCATATTGAAATAAGCAGCAAATGCACATTGTCTTGTCCTAGATGCGCTAGACAAGAAGTGCCCAATACTCTTGTCAACACTGAACTAGATTTAGCATTTTTTCAACGCAATTTTACACCGGAGTTTATTTGTAGTGATGTTGAAAAAATTACATTTTGCGGTGATGATGGCGATCCTATCTATGCACATGATTTAATTCCTGTAATCAGGTACATTAAAGATATCAAGCCCACTGTTGAAATTGTTATTGTCACTAACGGCAGTTATAAAAAAACTGAGTGGTGGCAAGCGTTAGGTGATGTTTTAACTGGTATAGACAGTGTGCATTTTAGCATTGATGGATACGATCAGGCATCAAATGCACAGTATCGTGTAAACAGCGATTGGGCGAGTATTATTGAAGGCATACGCACTCTTCGAGCTGCTAGTAATGTGCAGATTGTGTGGGCTGCTATTGCGTTTAAATTTAACGAAGATGCAATAGAAAGCATGAAATCTTATGCGAAACAGCTAGGTGTAGATAGATTTCAATTGACTCGTAGTACCAAGTTCGCAAAGGTGTATCCTGTGTACGGGCCAGCTGATCAATTGCAACCATCGAACAATTTTATTAGTAAAACTGAGCGGTTTGAAAGAGAATTAACTGATTTTACTTTTCGCTCTAATCCTGTTCCTGGTATTAACTACATGCTGTACAATACTGTAAAAGACAACAAATTAATTGTGCCGTTGTGTAGTATCGGAAACAAAGGATTGTATATATCTGCTCAGGGCCTGCTATATCCTTGCTGTTGGGTCGCTAATAGATATAGTCACAACAACGAGTGGCAGGAAATAGCTCGTAAATTTGATTTAAACAAATGGAAGTTAGAGGAGTGTTTAGCAGATCAATTTTGGCACAACGATTTTCAAACCTACAAATGGCGCGAATGTCAAACCAAATGTACTGCTGCGGTAGTTGATGAAAATTACGCAACTGAATGGTAAAGAGATAATTATATGCTGTATGTCATGGCTATTTGAATCCACTCTTGTGGAAACCCTTCCTGAGGATTGCGTGGGATTTGTGTATTTGATCACAAATACAGTATCTGGGCGCAAATACATAGGGAAAAAACTAGCCAAATTTTCAAAAACTACAGTAAAAACAGTAAAACTCAAAAACGGCACTAAAAAGAAAAAGAAGATCAGAAGCAAGATTGACAGCGATTGGCAAGAATATTATGGCTCAAACGACGAACTCAAAAAAGACATACAAACACTAGGCCCAGAAAAATTTACAAGAGAAATACTTTTTTACTGCAAATCAAAAGCTGAATGTTCATATATTGAAGCAAGAGAACAATTCCGACACCAAGTCTTAGAATCAGATGATTATTATAACGGACATATACAGGTCCGTGTCCATGGCTCTCACATTAAAAACAAACTAAGCAGTTAAGCTCGCACAAGCCAATATCGTGTGCCCTATACCTGGTTGAAATAGACACAGGGACGGAAGCCTTCTCGCTGCAAGAAGCACTCAACTACTACCCTTCGGGATGAAGATCGCAAATGCCGCGATTTAGTTGTTTGAACAGGATTAAAAAGGCTAAAAAGACGCGATAGCGATATCGCACGGTTAACTACATGCTGATATATGTAAATTAACCCGCCGTTGTACAAGAACGGAGCTCGAGGTACAGGACAACCGCCTCTGTAATGCTCTAATATCAGTGACTGTGCTACTCAGATGAAGCGCATATATTTTTTGCCCGCCCTGGGCAAAGAGTGACCGATTAATCTAGATGAAACTTAAAAAAACATATTGATGAGCGATAGCGAAATCAATAGATTAGCGCAGCTAATCTTTATAATAGATTAAAGTCTTTAAGAACTTTAATATAATATGGTTCACCTGATGCTACTTGAGTTTGCCAATCTGTACCTGCTGAGTGATCTGCTTGATCAGTGACATATTTGTAGCAATGAAATTTGATGTTGTTGAGTTCGCATGCTTTGGCTAGTGCATAGGCTTCCATATCTACTACATCAGCTGGTATGTCCAAGATATTGTTGGTGACAAAGTTGTCTCCTGTGCTGCATATAGCACCTGTTGGGTCAGTTATAATAGCATGCTTGGTTTCAAACGGGGTTTGGCCTGGGTTGGGCATTAATGGCATACACAGCATGTCTCTTTGTACAAATTGAGTACAATGCACTAGTCCTGTCTGTGTGATTCCACCGGCTGTACCAAAATTGAATATTCGTTTTGGTTTGTATTCGTGTATGAGTTTTGCCACAGTCAGTGCTGCATTTACTTTGCCTACTCCGGTAAAGAATACATTGGGATACTGCTGCAGACTTGGGGCTTCTTCCCGAATAGCCAATATGATAATATCTTGCATTAGAAAAATGGCATTCCTGATTTCTTGGCAGTTTCTAGATTGTCTTTGACTATTTTGCTAATGATTCTACGTTCATCTAAACTCAGCAGCATGGCATCATTGTAATCAAGTCCACCGCGCATGTACCAACATAATCTTAAAACTTCTTCTTTTATGGCTTTTGACTGTGCTTCTAATCTATCAAAGTAAGCTATCATGTCCTCAGTGGACATAGTCAAAAGCCTTAACCGAAAAAATTGGCATTATCAAAGTTTAGTTCTGTACGATAGGTCTTGTGACATTCGCCGCATTCGATTTCAAGTGCATTGGGTTTGGTTGATTCTACAAATTTTTCGATCTGCGATTTAATTTCTGCATAAACATTTCGATCACAGTTTTCAATGAACTCTTTAATAAATCTAAATTCTGACACTTGAGTGCCGTCGCCAGTCACAATTGATTCAATACAATAAACCAGAGCCAGCACATTTAAATCAGTTAATTTGGGAAAAATTGAATTGAATTGAGCAGTTTTTTCTTCGTCTGACAATTCACTGCTGGTAATAGCATCTAGCAGTTTACGCTGTTCGAACACCATGATGTTGGTGTTGTTCATGGTTTCAAATGCCTGTGGTCTAAAGTTGAATGTTAGATTCTCAATTGGGGTTGGGCGATAGTCGGGCGCCTTTAAGTTATCTAACAGCACACGCAAATCTACCACATTGGTTGTGGTTTCGTTGCATTCTGGACATACACTTTCAATATCCATGTCTGAACCATAACTGGCCAATCTTATAGCAATCAAAATAGCATCTAGGTCCGATGCTGGAATTTTCCAAGCATCTTTGATGTTTGGGCAACAACTTTGTATGGTATCTACTACCCCAACACCGTTCATTAGTGCGTCTGGTGTTTTGATAGTGATCTCATCTTTGACTGTCATTGGATATACAGGAATTTCGCCAGTGGGCGGTATGTCAATAGAGCCTTCGGGCCAAAATCTACCCTGGCTGGGCAGTTTTAAATAAATTGCTGGTTGACGAAAATGTTTGAACAGCGGGTTATTAGCAGGATTTGCCATGTTTTTTTGATCCCATAAATATAATTGATGTACTATATTTATAGGTTAAAAAAATGTCGGTAAATGTTCGGATTCCAGGAGTAGGTGTTGTCAGTGCAGATAATGCAGCCACAGAGTCCACTCTGAGAGCATTATTGCAGGCTATGACAGTTTCGCAAGGACGCCAACGTCGAGCGGATTCTGAAATTGCATCAGCATCAAAGCAACAAGCCGGGTTCGCAGATCGAGCTGCAGATTCCATGGGGCAAATGGCATCAAGTGCCAAGTCCAGCGAAAGTGCTGCCCGCAGTCTTTTTTCTAATCTATCTGAAAATATCAATCGTGTCAGCATTGCTGGTTCTGACATCAAGGATTCAGGAGCTGCTACCTATCTAAAACAATTGGGCGCCACTGCGGTTGAAGTAAGTGCTCTTTGGGCCAAAAACTTTGGTGAGCTGCCAACCAACCCAGTCAAACAAGCCACTACTCTATTGGCTACTGGAGTAGATGCAGTCAGTGACGGACTAGGTGCAGTAGCTAAAAAATTATTGCCCGCGGAATTTGAAAAACTACCAGAAGTAGGCAGCTCATTGATCAAGCTAGGCCTGAAAACAACAATAGGCATGTTGTCTTCGGAACTCAATAACACTATCAAGTCCTATGCTACTTTTAACAAAATGGGTGCCAGTTTTGCTGATAGTATGACTGGCATGAGAAAACTGGCGTTTGCAGCAGGACTCACAGTGGATCAGTTTTCGACATCAATGAGCAAGGTTGAACCACAACTGCGAGCCATGGGCATGAATACCGCACTTGCTGTTGACAAAGTGGCCAGAGTAGCCGATGAATTTGGTAGAGTGCAAGCAGACGGAAGTTCTATGCGTAAGGAACTGCGCCTACTAGGATATACTACTGAAGAACAAGCAGAACTTGCTGCACAAGTACTTGCAAGCATGCGTAGTAATATGACTGCTGAAAAGTTCCAAGCCTTGGATGCGAAAGAAGTAGCAAAAACAACAAGACAATACGCAGTAGATTTAAAGGTGTTGGCAGATATTACAGGCAAAAACGCCAAAGCTGCAATGGAAGAAGCTAGAACCAAAGCAATGGAAGCCGACATCATGGCGCAGCTTTCTCCACAAGAAGCAGAAAAATTTAAAAAAGCATACGAAGCTATGCCGGATTATGCTAAAAAAGGATTCTTGGAGTATGTGTCAAGCGGCGGTACTGCGATCACAGACGCAGCAACCAACATTGCAATGAGTCAAAACAAAGAATTTGAAACTTTGATCAAAGGCACTTATGCAAATATCAAAGATGCAGGTATAAGTGCCAGTCAGGTGCAAAATCAAGTTCTAGAAGGAGTATCGGCAGTAAACAAAGAACAAGAACGTATTGTCAAACAATCAGGCGGCGCAGTAATTAATATGGCAGCAAGACTGGGTGCATCTGGGCTAGATCAAATTGCTGGCATGTTTAACAGTATGTTAAGCACTGGTCTCTACACAAAAGAAAATCTTGACAAGTCAAGACAAAATGCAGAAAATCTAATGAAGGCCAATGACAAACTTACAAAAAATGTAATGGACTTCCAGGGTAATGTGCAAGGTTTTGCAGTGGCAATGTCGCAAAATATTGGACCATTTTTGACACCATTTACCGACGCTTTAGGAAAGGCCACTCAGGCAGTAAACGATTTGGTTTTTGCCACTACCAAACTCATGACTGGTAAATCAGCCCCCAAAGGATCGCCACCGGGAACAGAACCCACAGAGGACTATGGTACAGACAGATACAAAGCTGATCTGGCAGAGATGTATACCAAATATGTTAAGCCGTTGATAGATAGATTTGATATATTTTTAAGCAACATACCCAGAAATGCACGTGGCGGTATTGTAAGTGGAACACAATTATCGTGGGTCGGTGAAGCAGGTCCTGAAGCAATAATCCCATTGAAGAACGGCACATCAGTTCCTGTTGAATTAGCAGGTGCTGCATCTATTGGTAATTTAGCAAATAATGTACAGCAAATGCAATCATCATTTACTGCGGTAGCAGCAGCAACCAGAGCAGCGCAACCATCTTCGCAAGAGTACAAACCGGCGCTTGCAAAAGAGCAGCTACAAGAATTACCAACTGCGTTAAGTACTGCGCTGGAAACAGTGCTATCCAGTCCAACGGGATTGGTTCAAACCATGACACAAGTTAAAACTCAAATCGCCGATGATAATAAAATGCAGATGTCAATGATGCAGGAACAAATTGACAACTTGTCTAAACTTGTGGATGCCATGAAAGATAATGTCAAGTACAGCGAAAGATTAGCGAACGAGCTAGCATAACACGGTAAATATAGCATACTTGGAATAACTAATGTCTTGGAAAAAATATTTTAAATCGTCTAATTTACCCAGCAATGTAAGTCCATTGGGCAGCGGTCGCCAGGCTGACCCAGGCTTTAAAAATTATCAAAGCAACTTACCAGAAGTTTATATTGGGCATCCAAATCGTGTTGAGCGTTATAATCAATACGAACAAATGGACATGGACTCGGAAATCAATGCAGCATTGGATATTCTTGCCGAGTTTATGTCGCAAAAAAACGAAGCAAACGGTACAGCATTTGATATTCATTTTAAAGAAAAACCCACTGATAACGAAGTAAAAATTATCAAAGAACAGCTACAACAATGGGTAGCATTAAACGAATTAAACAAAAGAATATTTAAAATTGTTCGTAATACTATAAAGTACGGTGACCAAGTTTTTGTTAGAGACCCAGAAACATTCAAGATGTTTTGGGTTGAAATGAGCAAAGTTGTCAAAGTTATTGTTAACGAAGCCGAAGGCAAAAAGCCCGAACAATATATTGTTAAAGACTTAAATCCAAATTTTGAAAATTTAACTGTCACAGCAGTATCAACTTCAGATACCTATATCAATCACCCACAAGTAGGCGGACCAAGCGGTAGTTATGTGCAACCGGCAACCCCGTATTCGGGTGGTACTAGATTTACCCGAGCACAGAACGAATCGGCTATTAATGCCGAGCATGTGGTACACTTGAGTTTGACTGAAGGGCTAGACGTATATTGGCCGTTTGGTAATAGTGTACTGGAAAATGTGTTCAAGGTGTTTAAACAAAAAGAATTGCTGGAAGATGCAATTATTATCTACAGAATACAACGTGCGCCTGAGCGTAGAGTGTTTAAAATTGACGTAGGAAACATGCCCAGTCACATGGCAATGGCTTATGTAGAACGTATCAAAAACGAAATACATCAGCGCAGAATTCCTACACAAACAGGTGGTGGCACCAACATGATGGATGCCACTTACAACCCGCTGAGCATGATGGAAGACTATTTCTTCCCAGTCACTGCCGAAGGTAGAGGATCCAGTATTGATGTGTTTCCGGGTGGTCAAAACCTAGGTGAAATTACAGATTTACGCTTCTTTACTAACAAGTTGTTCCGTGGCCTACGTATTCCCAGCAGCTATTTGCCTACCGAATTAGACGACGGTGCTAGATCGGTCACAGACGGGCGTGTGGGCACTGCGCTTATACAAGAATGGCGCTTTAATCAGTATTGCAAGCGTTTGCAAAGCATGATTGTAGACAAATTAGATCAAGAATTTAAGCTGTTCATGCGCTGGCGCGGTATAAACATCGACGGACAGTTATTTGATTTAATATTTGAAGAGCCGCAAAACTTTGCACAGTACAGACAAGCTGACGTAGACAGTGCTAGAATTGCTACTTTTGCACAACTTGAAGCATACCCGTATATGAGTAAACGTTTCTTGATGAAGCGTTATTTGGGTATGACTGAACAGGAAATGAACGAAAACGAAACAATGTGGGCCGAAGAACAGGGCGACGTTGAACAGGCTCCTGTTGAAGATCCAAACTTGCGTAGCGTAGGTATTAGTCCAGGTGGTATTGCAGGCGATTTAGATGCAGTGACACCACCAGCTGAAGGCGGGGAAATAGCACCGCCGGGTGCTGCACAAGGAATGAGTCCGTTAGGCGGACCACAGCCAGGCGCAGCAGCTGGAGTAGCAGCAGCTCCAGCAGCCGGAGTACCAGCATAAATCCAAAATTTGATTAAATACTAGTATGCTACTAAACGAACTTTACGATCCCGCCAAACCTGGTTATCACTCTTCAGCAGAAGATAATACCCCTTTGAAGTTGAGCGATCTTAGAAAAACTAGATTAACTTTAGGCGATCTCAATCGTTTACGTATGGCCAGTGATGTGCGTAAAGTCGAGCACGAACACAAATTAGAAAAGATTACCAAGCAGTATAGACCACCTGTAGCAGCAGCTGGACCGGTGTAGTCTGACTAAATCCTTCAAAAAACACCTATTTAACCCCATAATCTAAGTATTTTAGTAAATAAAATACAGCCATATTATTATAAGGAGTTCCTAATGAACAAATATGAACAGCTAATTGAACACATTATCAACGACGAGGAAGATAAAGCTCGTGCGTTGTTTCACGACATCGTGGTTGAAAAATCACGTGATATTTACGAAAGTCTAATGGACGAAGAATACACCGAAGAAGACATTGGTGGCAATCAAGTTCAAGGTCTAGTAGACGAAATTGCTATGGACGAAACCGACGGCATTGGCGAAGGCGATGACGAAGATGACGGCGAATTAGACATGGGCGACATGGGCGACGACATGGGCGACATGGGCAGCGACATGGGCGACATGGGCGGCGAAGAAGATCTAGAGCAAAAAGTTATGGATCTTGAGTCAGAATTAGAAGCACTAAAAGCTGAATTTGAACAGCTAATGGGCGACGAAGCTGGCGAAGAAGAACACGATGACATGTCTGACATGGGCATGGACAGCGAAGAAGATGGCGAAGAAGATGGCGAAGAAGAATTCTCCATGATGGAAGCCGAAGAAGACGAAGAGGAAGACGAAGAGGAAGAAATGACAGAATCACGTCGTCCAATGCAAAAAACAGCAGTTGATTTAATGCGTGAATACGTAGAAAAAATCAGCGCACCTAGCAATACCGAGTTCACTCCAGTAGGTACTGGTGCAGGCGGCGACAAGCCAGCTGGCAATACCAAGAACCCACTTGCAGGCAAAAACGACATGGGTGGCAGTAGTGCCAACATTGCTAAAGGTTTTGCAGAACAAGCTCCAGATGGCCAATCGCCAAAAGGTAAAGTTGACGGTAAGTTAGTAAAGAACGCTCAGGAAATTGACGTAGCTAAACGCAACGTTAACAAACCAGGCGGCAACAAAGGCGCTCAAAACTGGTACAGCAATAAAGCTAGTGCAAAGAAGGGCGAAGGGCAAACTACCGACGGTTCAGTTCCAGTGCAGAAGAAAAGCATTGAACCAGGTGGTAATTAATTAGGGCAATAATATGGCTTTGTACCTAAAAGAAGATCTTACTTTTGACCGGGCTCAGATAGAAGTCTTAACCGAAGATTCTACAACCGGTCAAGGTAAGAATCTGTATATGAAAGGGATATTCATCGAAGGTGGTGTTAGAAACGCCAACGAACGTGTGTATCCCATTTCTGAAATCAGTAAAGCCGTAAGTCAGATTAATGAACAAATCAAAACAGGACATTCTGTTTTGGGCGAAGTTGATCACCCTGATGACCTAAAGATTAATTTGGACCGTGTTAGCCATATGATCACTGAAATGTGGATGGACGGTCCTTGCGGTCACGGTAAACTAAAAATCCTACCAACGCCAATGGGTAAACTAGTGGAAGCTATGATTACCAGTGGTGTCAAGCTAGGTGTTAGCAGCCGTGGAAGCGGCGAAGTTAATGAAAGTAATGGACATGTTAGTGGTTTTGATATTATTACCGTTGACATCGTAGCACAGCCTTCGGCTCCGCATGCATATCCTAAAGCAATCTATGAGGGCTTGATGAATATGCGTCATGGACACCGAGTGTTAGATGTGGCTCGTGATGCCACACAAGATCAAAAAGTACAGAAGTACCTGAAAGAAGGCATTACACGCCTTATCAAAGACCTTAAGTTAAAATAGGAGAAACCTGATGTTATTAGATGCTATCAAACCATTGGTAGACAGCGGCATCATAAACGAGGATACTCGTACAGCTATTAGCGAAGCATGGGAAGCAAAACTTCTTGAAGCCCGCGAAAGTGTACGTGCAGAACTTCGTGAAGAATTTGCCACTCGCTATCAGCATGACAAACAAGTTATGGTTGAAGCTCTAGACAAAATGGTAACTGAATCTCTACAAAGCGAACTTGAAGAGTTTGCCGCAGAGAAACAAGCTCTAGCAGAAGATCGTGCGAAATTTAAAGTTCACATGATGGAAAGCAGCGAAAAGTTTAATAATTTCTTAGTTGGTAAACTAGCTGAAGAAATTAAAGAACTACGTGAAGATCGCAAGCAATATGAAAATAGTGTTAGTAAGCTAGAATCATTTGTGATCAAATCACTAGCAGAGGAAATTCAAGAGTTTGAGCAAGACAAGCAAGCAGTGGTAGAGACAAAAGTTCGTCTAATCGCTGGTGCTAAAGACAAGCTTGCTGAACTGCAACAGAATTTCATCGCTCGTTCTGCAGAACTAGTTAAGGAATCAATTACCAAGAAACTAGAGTCAGAAATGACTCAACTCAAAGAAGACATCCACATGGCTCGCGAGAACATGTTTGGTCGTCAAATCTTTGAAGCTTTTGCAAGTGAATTTGCTGTGACTCACCTAAATGAGAACAAAGAGATTCGCAAGCTACAAGCTGTTGTTGCTGCCAAAGAGCAAGCACTAGCGGAAGCTAGAGCACAAGCTGATTCGGCTGCAATGATTGTTGAATCAAAAGAGAAAGAAATTAAAGTTATTAAAGAGTCAGCAGAACGTAAAGAAATCCTAGCGAATCTGCTAAAACCTTTAAACAAGGAGAAAGCTACAGTTATGAGCGAACTTCTTGAAAGTGTGCAGACTGTAAAATTACAGAGTGCATACGATAAGTATCTACCAGCTGTTTTAAACAACACAGCTCAACCAGCAAAACAAGCTAAGTCTATGTTAGCTGAAAGCCGTGTAGAAATAACTGGTGATAAATCTGCTAATACTGCCGCAGTTGAAGAAAACGCTAATAACGTTTTTGAAATCAAGCGGTTAGCAGGGCTAAAGTGAACCCTAAATAGGAGAAAAGGAAAATTATGTCACAAGCACTATTAGAAAGCCGTTGGGGCGAAACAAAAGACGCTCTGCTAGAAGGCTTAAACGGTTCGAAAAGAACCACAATGGGCGTTATTCTTGAAAACACCCGCAAGCACCTAATGGAAACTGCAACTGCTGGCGCTACTGCTGCATCAAACGTTGCAACTCTAAACCGTGTTATTCTACCAGTTATTCGTCGTGTTATGCCAACCGTTATTGCTAACGAAATCGTTGGTGTTCAGCCGATGACTGGCCCTGTAGCACAAATTCACACTCTACGTGTTCGTTATGCTGACACTACCACAGATACTGCTAGCCCATACGCTACTGGTACTACTGCTGGTGACGAAGCATTAAGTCCATTTAAGATTGCAGTTGCATACTCTGGTTTAACCAATGGTGGTACTGCTACTACTGGTCGTGCAGCGGCTACTAGCGCACTTGAAGGTGTGACTGGTAATCGTATCAACGTTCAGATCTTAAAGCAAGTAGTTGAAGCCAAGACTCGTAAGTTAAGCGCACGCTGGACTTTCGAAGCTGCTCAAGATGCACAAGCCATGCATGGTCTTGACATCGAAGCAGAAATCATGGCTGCTCTTGCACAAGAGATCACCGTTGAGATCGACCAAGAAATCTTAGGTTCTCTACGTAGTCTAGCAGCAACCGAATTCACATTCGACCAAGCTGCTGTAAGTGGTACTGCTACTTTCGTTGGTGACGAACACGCTGCATTAGCTGTTCTAATCAACCGCACAGCAAACCTAATCGCTTCACGTACACGTCGTGGCGCTGGTAACTGGGCAGTTGTAAGTCCAGCAGCTCTAACTGTACTACAGAGCGCAACAACTTCGGCATTTGCACGTACAACTGAAGGTACCTTTGAAGCTCCTACCAACACCAAGTTTGTTGGTACACTAAACGGCGCAATGCGTATCTACGTTGACAGCTATGCTAGCGATAGCCAAGCAGTTCTAGTTGGTTATAAGGGTTCAAGCGAGGCTGATGCAGCCGCGTTCTACTGCCCATATATCCCTCTAATGAGCTCTGGCGTTGTTCTAGATCCAGCAACATTTGAGCCAGTAGTTGGCTTTATGACTCGTTATGGTTATATCGAGTTAACAAACACAGCATCATCGTTTGGTAATGCTGCCGACTACCTAGGTGAGATTGCTGTTTCGAACCTATCGTTCCAGTAATTTTCCACTCGGGATGGGAAACATTAAAGGGCCGCAAGGCCCTTTTTTGTTGGTCACAATAAATATACATGTTCTCGAGAACTTATGCGGAGCCAACCGCGTAGGCCTAGAACGCCAATTTAAGGAGAAAACAAAATGGCACGTGGTTTAAAAATCAGTCATGAAAGAAGTGATGGTACACTAGTTGATCAAGAAGTAAGCACAACAATTAGCTCAATTGGTGGTACTGGCGGTCGCCCACAGTGGATCACTGTACAAGGTGTAAAAACTGTTAAAGTTCAATTTAATACAGATGCAAGCATATATCACGGCAATGCATATATTGTTGCACAAAAAGGTGCAAGACAATTCTTGGTAGCAAACGCAGTTGGCTCAATTGAAGATGCCACTCACAGCAATGCAAGCGTCACCGTAGCTACTTTAACTGCTGGAGCAGATGCAGCAAATGCAGCCCCAGCATCCGGAGCAGCCGCAATGACAGTCACAGGATACAATACCAGTAATGTTCGTTTCTATGTTAAGAGAATTTCTAACAAATATGTTTGGGATTTTAGCAACAACAGATATCGTTGGCGCACAAGCGACAATGTAGCTACAAGCACTTTTGCTAACGTAGAATGTCATTAATCGCAACGTAATAATTAAACCCGCTTCGGCGGGTTTTTTTATGGATTCACAAACCTTTAGCCCGCATAAATACACTGAATAAGGACTATATAAATGCCTTCTGTACAAAATTTAAATACAGATCTTGTTATCACCAATAAAGTCAATCCCGCAGCGGATATCACTTTAGCTACACGTACCGTTTTTATTGATGGAAACCTGACTGTTGGCGGCAATACTACAACTGTCACAAAAGTAGAAATGGAAGTTAGTGATAATACTATCACACTCAACAAGGGCGGCGGCGGAGCCGGTGGTGTAGTTTTAGGTGTAGCTGGTATCGAAGTTGATAGAAAAGATGGAACCGGGTCAGGACTTGCAAACGTTTCTATTCGTTGGAACGAAACTTTTGACAAATGGCAAATTACAAATGACGGAACAACATACGGAAACATCACTACCAGTTCGGGCGCAGCAGCAGTTGCTATCATTGACGACTCGGCTCCGCAACTTGGCGGCAACTTAGATGTATTAGCAAGAACGATCTTCAGCTCAAATACTGCACAAGTCATAATTGATAGCAATTTGGCAATAAAAAATACAAACACCGTACCCAGTGCCATAGCCGGGTATAATGTAATTTACACTCAAGCTCCTAACTCAGGTGGGTCAGGGCTGTTCGTGACAAACACAACAAATACAAATAGAGAATTGGCCAGTACAAGAAAAGCAATTGTCTATTCAATGGTATTATAAGGATTTAACATGGCAATTCATAACACAGCAGTCGTAGATTCGGGACAACCAGCAGCAAATATATTTGCTTGCTCTAGCACTAATGGTGATGCATTAACAACAATGTATCTTTGCAATCGTACCGCTGCCAATTTAACAGTAAATGTATATGTAGTTCCTGGAAGTTTTATAGCAAATGCTAATAATATTGTATATAGCAATGTGACTATTACAGGCGGTGATACATTGGTTGTAGATTGGGAAAAACTAGTTTTTGGAACCGGCGACACTATCCGTGCTAATACTTCGGCAGGCGATAGTTTGATTGCTACAGTAAGCACTATAGGTTTGTAATAATGGCACGATTCTTAAAGAATACTCAATTAAAAGGCGGGAGCTACGCACTACAACTGCCTCTAGGATACAGTAGTGTTGGTCCAGATGTTCCAGTCACCGGACAAATTAGATTTAATTTGACTAATACAAAAGTTGAATTATTTTATAACGGTGCATGGAATCAAGTGGCCAAAATAGGAACAGTGGCAATTGTTGTAGATGAATTTACTGGTGACGGCATACAAACCAATTTTGTCATGAGTCAAAGCGAAAGCTCAGACAGTGCAGTGTTAGTTTCTATTGGTGGTGTTTATCAGCAACCAACCACAGCATATACTGTTTCTGGAACCACAATAAGTTTTACCAGCCCGCCGCCTGCTCCAGGAGTGAACCCAAACAAAATTGTTGTTGTTCATAACCTAAACAGCACTAACGCTACATAAGGGTCGACGATGGCAATTGGGCGTATATCCGGACCAATGCTGTTTAGCAACCTTGAACGACAAGGGGTTGATCTAGCATTTGATTCTAATCTAGTTTATTTAGATGTCACTAATAGAAGGGTGGGTATTAATAATACCTCGCCTCAATATTCTATAGACAATCCAGGTAATGTACGTCTAGCAAATATTCTTATTCAAGGAAATTCTATTTCCTCGAACACCGGTGTTGTTGACTTGGGAAGTATCTCTAACATCACTATCGCCGGCGGATCCGCTAATTATGTAATTTACACTGACGGCAATGGAAATCTAGCATGGGGTCAAATCAGCGACCTAGATGTCAGTTGGGGTAATTTATTATTAACCAATAATACTATTTCTATTACCAATACTGACGGTAATCTAATATTGTCAGCTAATGGGGTTGGTTCAGTGACCACCTCAAATGATTTCTATGCTGGCAATGTTTATGCCAGCAATCTCACAGGTAATTTGAATACTTCCAGTGGTAATGTGACTGCCAATCTGACAGGAAACATCACAGGAACCTTTGGCGAATTCAGCGGCAATTTATATTCTGGTTGGCTTGAAGGTAATGTTGCAGGATCGTACGGAAATTTCAATACAGTAAATGTAAACGGTACAATGACCGCAACCGGAAACGTTGTAGCGCAGAAAATTACCAGCCCCACCGGTGATCTACACATCAGTGCCGGTACAGCAGACCCCAATAACATAATCAGATTTGACAGTGTTAGTGCATTTGATATTCCATCCGGTACAACCGCAGAAAGACCGCCTAGTCCTGATTACGGTTATGTAAGATATAATACAGATATTGGATCAATTGAGTGGTGGGGAGGATCACAATGGGTCGCAGGATCAAACTTGATCAGTACGCAACAAATTGTCCCTAATGGTACCAGCGACACTTATACTCTAAATCAATCTACGGTAGAAAATGCTGTACTAGTTAATATTAACGGTACAATTCAACAGGCTGGCGCAGGTGCATACAGTGTGTCAGGTAATCAAATTACCTTTGCCGAAGTTCCGTTGGTCACAGATGTAATTGAAATTAGATTCTTGGCGTCTGGTGTGGCAGCATTGACAATCAACTTTGCTAATATAGCCAGCAACGTAAGCCCTAGTGCCAACGTGACTTATGATTTAGGATCACCTAATTTTAGATGGCGTGATCTATGGTTGAGTGGCAATACAATTAATATAGGATCAGCTACACTAAGTGCAGTAGGCAACACCATTCAGCTTCCAGCCGGTTCAACAGTTGGCGGAGCAAATGTTGATGTGACTGGAATTGAATCCAACATAGCAGCAATAAATGCCAATGTGGCAGCAGCTAACGTTGCTATGATTACTGCCAACACTGCAATGAAAACCTATGTTGATGCAGGTTTAGCAGATGCTCTATTTGTTGCAGGCAGCTACGGTAATGTTGTAGTGGCAGAATATCTGAACTTTGACCCGCTTATTAATGCTATTAGAGCCAATTTGGGTGCGTACCAAATCTATGCTAACACTAGTTCAAGTTCGTATCAGACTTACGCTAATGCTAATGTTGTGGCAATACAGGCCAATTTGGGCTCGTATCAAACATACGCCAATGCCAACATTGGAAATATAGTTTCTGAAAATATAGCAACTAGTGCTAATCTTGGCGCATTCCAAGCCTACGCAAATACCAAAATTGGCACAAATTCCAATGGCAACTTGGTTGTTGTGGCAACTACGAACTCTACATCAACTACCACCGGCGCCCTGGTTGTGCGTGGCGGTGTGGGTATAGCAGGTAATATTAATGTTGGATCTGGATCAGGTAATGCTGTTGTTGCTAACGGGAATGTTGTAGTCACTGGCAGTTTAATTATTGCCGGCACCGGCGGCGGAGTAATACCACCTGGTGGAATCATTATGTGGTCAGGGTCAGAAGCGAACATCCCAACAGGTTGGCTGTTATGTAATGGATCAAACGGTACACCAGATTTACGTAATAGATTCGTTGTTGGCGCTGGAACAGGATCTTCGTATGCTGTAGGGGCAACAGGCGGTACTGCTGATGCTGTTGTGGTGAGTCACAGTCACACTGCAACAGTCACAGATCCCGGGCACGTTCACTATCCTCCTTCGACCTGGAGATTTATCAGTGATCCTTTCTCAGGTGACGGCACGGTGGACTCATCAGGTAGAACCGGGCCTGATGAGAAAAATACTGCAAACGTTGCAACTACAAGCAGTAGAACTGGTATTTCTGTTGGAATTAGTACAGAAGGTACGTCGGGTACAAACGCTAATTTACCACCGTACTACGCACTCTGCTACATAATGAAGTCTTAAATTCTTGGCAAAACAAGTTAATTCTAATTTTTGGTAAATACTAACAATATTAGTATAAACCAAGGACTTTGCGATGGCCGTTACAAGAATTAAGAATAATCAGATTACTGATAGTACCATTACCTATCAAAAAATTGCTCCAGGAACTCTTGTTGGATCAGTTTTTAATGCTAATCTTACATTAAATTCCAATGTTTCGATCACTGGAAATCTTACAGTTAATGGAAATACCACTACTGTAAATTCCATTGATACTACTGTCAATGATCCTTTAATTGTTTTTAATGCAGGTTATGTAGGAACCCCATCATACGATGTGGGCTTTTTGGTTGATCGAAGCCTTGGTAGTCTTGGCAATTACGGCTCAGTTAACGCAGCACTTGTATGGTCTGAAACTGACGGCGCATTCATTGCTCTTTTAACATCAGAAACTGGTGCAACAAAAGGCGCTGTCAGCCAAAATTTCAAAGCAAACTTAATTGCTGGTAATATAACAGTAGCCAACACGGCCGCAATTCAAACTGCAAGAATTACAAATTTAAATGTCAGCGGTGTTTATACTGCCTCTGGCAACATAGTCGCAGCGTCCGGAGTTAACGCAACAAACTATACAACCGGTGCTCTGGTAGTGTCCAATGGCGGTGGCGCCGGTATTACTGGCGATCTATGGGTGCAAGGACCTAGTACCTTTGCGGGTAATATATCAGCAGGTAATATCCAACTAAGCGGAAACATCAATGTGCCAGTTGGTGGCACATTTAGCAATACTGGTGTATTCTACGGTAATGCCGGTGGCATTGGTGCGCTGTACGCTGGAACATCAACATACACTGCACTGCCTACTACAGTATTACAACTGTCCGGCAATGTTGACACTTATGCACAGGTTAACTTCCAAAATTTAAGTAGCAACTGCTTTGCATCAACTGACTTTGTAGCCACAGCGGACAACGGAACAGATACCGAAGGCTACATCAACATGGGTATCAACAGCAGTACGTTCTTGGATCCCACTAACTTTCCTTCTATGGGAGCAAATGATGGATATCTGATTCATCATGGAGTTGGTAGTACCGGAAACCTATTTATTGTTAATCATACCAGCGGACCAGCAAATGGTATTGCGTTCCAGGTTGGCGACTTTGGCAGTGGCGCAGTTAAAGGCGCTTTTTCTAGCAATGGATTGATAGTATACGCCAACACAGTCAGTTCAAGTACATCAACTGGCGCAGTGATAGTAGCAGGTGGCGCGGGCATTACAGGTACAGTATATGCTGGAAGTATTCAAAACACTCCAATTGGCACTGAAACTGCGGCCAGCGGTTATTTTACTACATTCAATGCTACCAATGCCAGCACTGGCAATATTGTAATTTCTGGTGGATATATAAGTGCATTAACAAATGCGTATATCACAACTGGTAGAACTGATAATTTTAGCACCGCCAATGCAGTTATCACCGGCGGTTATATAACTGGAATAGCAAACATTGCAACAACAGAAGTTGCAACAATAGGTGGTAATTTAGTAGCAGCTAGTTCGCAATCAAGTACCAGTACAACCACTGGCGCATTGGTTGTAGTTGGTGGTGCTGGTATTGGCGGAAATGTCAATGTTGGCGAGGATTTATATGTTGCCGGTAATTTAACTGTACAAGGTACAACAACTACTCTTAACACCAACACTTTAGACGTAGAAGACAAAAATATTACAATCGCCAAAGGCGCAGTAAATTCATCAGCGGCCGATGGTGGTGGAATTACATTAGAAGGTGCCAATGCTACTATTCTTTATGCAAGCACAGGCGACAGTTGGAATTTTAACAAGCAGGTAATTGCTCCTACATTAAACATAACATCAAACGTTTATCTAAAACCGCAAACTGGCGGAGCAACAGTAGCAATTGATCCATTAATTATTGGTACCATTGATAATATGTCAATTGGTGCTACCAGTGCTGCAAACGTTGTTGCTACAAACATGCGAGCAACTACCAGTTTGTTTGCTACCCCAACAGGAACAATATGGTTAAGAGGCGGATCTGGTACAAATGGCATCAACAATATACCAATTGGTGCAGTGACACCGGCAGCTGGCTATTTTACATTTGCCAACGTTGATACCTTAAGGGTCAACAACACTGCCACTATTACCACATTGTCAACAACAACCGGACAAATTACCAACTTCAGTTCTGGTAATGTGTTAATTTCTGCAGGCGTAATTTATAATGTTGATTTACAAGCCAATAACTCTAGCACAGCCAATGCTTTAATTACTTCTTCTGCCACTACTACAGGTGTAGTGACTAACTTTAGTTCAGGCAATGTTCAAATTACAGGCGGCGCACTTAGCGGACTAAGTGGCGGAACAGCTAGCAATACAGCAAATGCTGGACAATCATTGAGAGTCAGTTCTGGAGGATTAGCAGTTGGCGGCGACAGTTATTTTGCTGCCAGCTTGGGCATCAACGAAAATTTACGTGTTGATCAAGTATCAGTACTAAACGGTAATGTACTAGCCAATTCGCGTGTGACCACAAACTACACTGCCGCAGCAGCCACAGCCAGCACCGGCGGCGCATTGGTGATACCTGGTACAGGTGGTGCAGCCGTTGGTGGCAATTTATACGTTGGTCAAGGTACTGTTATTAATGGTTCACAAAGCATACACGATACCATAATTCGTGGTGTTAACGATAGATCGTTATTGTACGCTGTGTCTGATGGCACATATGATCAAGTGACCATTGGTGGCAATCTGGTAGCCGCAAACGTATCGCAAGGTGCAAAATTAACAGTTAGCAGCAACGACTCATTGATTGTGCCAGTAGGAACCAGTGCTCAAAGACCAAGCGGCCAAGGATATACTGATGTTGACGGGATGCTACGATACAACTCAACCACAGGAGTTCTTGAGTATTACGGAAATAGCCAGTGGAACAATGCTGGATCAGCATTTACAGTTATCACAACCAGAGTATTTGAATTAGCATCAGGATCGCCATACGGTAATGTTGATGGTGTTAATACTACATTTACTTTAGCAGGAACCGGCACAACTGCTGGTACTATGGTAAGTATCAACGGTGTATTACAGATACCAAGTACTGCATACAGTGTTTCAGGGTCAACACTAGAATTCACTGAAGCCCCGGCATTAGGCGACGTTATTGATACAAGAATATTAACTACCACTTCAGTTGTTAACCAATTGGCCAGTGATAACGGATTTAATCAATTTGTTGCCAATAATACTTCGTTGAGTTTCTATACTGGTAATGTAGCATTGGGCACTGTGGAAAACTGGAGAATGGACACTAACGGTGATCTTTATCCAGTCACAAAATCAAATATTGGTGCACCAGACTACCGTGTTGACTACTTGTATGCAAGCAACATCAATCTAAGCGGCGGTACAATCAGCGGTGTAGCATTAACAGGCGGCCCGATTGACGATACACCAATTGGTGGTAATGTAGGCAACACCGGTAATTTCACCACTCTAACTGCCAACGTATTCCAGGCCAATACCAGCGTCACAATCATTGCTGGCCTAATGACAATTGACAATACATCAAATACACAAGTATCGTCAGGTACAACTGGAAAGATTCAAAGCTTTGACAAAACCGTACATAGAAGTGGCAAGTTCTTTGTGCAGGTCAGTGACGAAGACTCCGGCGAATATCAATCAGCAGAAGTTATTTGTGTACACAACGGTACAACTGCCACAATAGCAACATATGCTGTCACATTCACCGGTACAGCAAATCTAGCAACATTTAGTGCTAACATATCTGGTAATGACGTGAACTTGAACGCTACGCCAGTTGGCAATGTCAATGTTAAATCATTCGCAACGCTGATGAAGATATAATAAAAATAATACATAGGGGAACATGGAACCATGGCAAATAAAAATTTTATAGTACATAATGGTCTTGAAGTTGGTGGTGTTAAAATATTCGCAGCCAACAGCGACATTATTACTACGGGTAATTTAACTAGCACGAACTCGGCAAGTATTCAGCAAATTGCAGTGACAAAATATGTAATGCAATTGCCTGACAATCTAGGAGCACCTGCTTGGTATAAGTTAGGCACATTTAGTGTTAACAGTGGTGCTGGTGCGGGCGAAGCACTTGAGATTATTATCACAGCAGGTGCAGGTTTTGCTGGCGAAAGTGATAGTAAAGATTTTCTTGTAGTCAGATTCTTGTCAGGCGGCTCTCCTAATATAGAAAGTAGATTCTATAGTCTAGGACATAAGCAATCTATAACAGACATGAAAGTAAAGTCTGTATCAGGAGTAGGTACGGGCACAAGTTGGGACGTATACGTAAGGGTGGCAGCAGATGTTGGTAAAGGGTTTGCTGAGGTACGCACCACTACAGAAGCAAAATTTACCTGGATTAACACAGTAGACAGTGATCCAGGTTCAGCAGCAGCAAATTTAGTAGTTGCATCGGACAAGTTAATTACTGCCAGTAGTAATGTGGTAGTTCAAAGCGGTAATTTGTATGTAGGTGGAAACATTTATCAGCAAGGTCAATTGGTTTCTACATCGTCTGGTAATGGTATGCTAACAGCCACACTAACTGGTGGTGGCACAGTTGGTCCATTTAATTTACCATACACACCCGCTGACGCAGACCAAGTATCTGTTTGGTGGAACGGTATCTATCAACCAAAAGATACATATACTATTTCTGGCAATCAAATTACGTTTTCTGAAGCCATTCCTACCGGCACCAGGGCAGAGGTCAAGATATTAGCCGGCGCCGGCGCACAATTATTAGGAACACTAGGGGACATTAATTTTACCACATCTCCTACAAACGGACAATTCTTACAATATAACTCCGCTCAAGGTAAATGGGTAGCTGCTACATCGTCATCTGAAGCGTCAGTGACTGAGACTGCAATTAAGTATGCGGTAGTTTTTGGCGGACTTTAAATTTAATAAATATAACATAGGAAAAGGATTTTTGAACATATGGCAAAGAAAACTTACACCAGCGGGTATCAATTTACTCCAGGTACTTCGGGCAATACCGTTGTAACACTACCAGAAAAAGCTACACCAGAACAAATACTGTTAATCATTCACGTACCGAGTAAAACTACACTGTACTCGTTTAACGATTCTACATTTAACAATGTGGTTTTTAGTTATGTACAGCGAAGCTATTCGGTAGCAGGAAACACTGTTTCGGGATCAACCGCAATTGCAATGACCGGTGGTCAATACAGTGCATTAAAATACAACAACGGCGGCGTGGGACAAGGTTGGAGAATTTCTGGCACAGGCATGCCTTTGCAGGGCAATGTTGTGGATTACACTGATGGTGTTAGCACAATTTTCCTAGACGTACCAGCTACAGCCACTGGAACCAATGTAAGTTTGACTTACACTGACGCTAGTTATGTGACTAGATTAAGTAATATTCCTGTTGATACATCAGCATACAGTGCTGATGATAAATTATTGATTATCACCGATGCGGAACCTGCTCCATTGGTTTCGTTTAGAGATTTCTTGGTAGATCCAGTTGGCAAATTAAGAGTGTCAACTCCACAGTCGTTAATTGACACAGACTTTGAATACGGACCTCAACCAACCAAATGGCAAACCCTATCATTGATCAACAATCAATTTGCCAGTTATGGGCGCAACACAGATGCAACATTGACTGCAAACGTTGCAACCATGCAAGGAAACGGTACATCAATTGTTTCAGTGACCACGGCTACAGCACACGGACTTACAGACGGGCAACCAATTCAGGTGGTTGGTACTACAGACGAACAGGCAAACGGTCAATTCTTGGTATCAAATACAGGGGCAACGTCGTTTAGATACACAGGATTAGGCACTGTCACTGCAGGATCAATATTACAGAACGGAGTGGCAATTATACCAGGTGCATTCTTCACTGGTGCAAATATTGCAATTACAGCAGTAAAAACTTTTGGTAATACTACAGTACAAGTTATCTCTCAGACTGCTCACGGTCTAGAAGTCAATAACACAATTTCTGTAGTTAATTTTGCTACCGCAGCAGTAAACGGAGCACACACAATTGCTACACAATCTAACAGTAGAGCATTTGAATATACAATCACCAGCTCGCCAACTGCCGGTTCATCGGCAGCAGGTAATGTGTATGTAAGGCCACAAGGTATTGCTTATGCTCAGCCACAAGATGGTGGCATTGTAATGACTACCAATGATACACAACCTAATGCACGTATTATTAGACAGAGTCGTAAGTATTTCCGCTACCAATCAGGTAAAGGCGTTCAGGTGTCGTTCGCTGTTGCGTTCAATAACCCAGCACAGCCTACTAGCAGTATTGCTAACCGTGCCGGTGTATTTGATGATCAGAACGGAGCATTTTTTGAGTGGGATGGTGGTACACTTTGGGCAGTAAGACGTAGTTCAGTTAGACAAGGAACAGGTACTGTCACTGTGACCAACGGTTCCGGATTGATATCAGGTTCGGGTACGCAATTCCAGACTGAATTCTCGGTTGGTAGCCGAGTGGTTATCAAAGGTCAAAGCTACAAAGTGGCACAAATTAACAGCGACACCAGCATGGAAGTGGTACCTGCTTATCGTGCAGATCCTACCATCACAACTTTGTCTGGTGTACGAATCAGCGTCACAGTAGATGCACGTATTCCGCAATCAGGATTCAACATTGACAAAGCAGATGGAACTGGTTTATCTGGCTTCCAACTAGACATCAACAAGATCCTGATGTGGTACATTGACTATGCATGGTACGGCGCTGGTACAATTCGTTTTGGTGTCAAAGATCAAGACGGTGAAATAACGTACTTACATAAATTTGTACACGGCAACAACAAGATTGAAGCTTATTTTAGAGCAGGTAATTTGCCCATTAGATACGAAGTTGTTAACGTGGGTACACCTTCATACGCTCCGACCCTGTTCCATTGGGGTACATCATTGATAATGGATGGTAGGTTTGATGAAGATAGAGGTTATACATTCTCTAGAGCAGGCACACTTAATAGTGTTAACACCGGCAATCCGTATTGCTTGTTAAACATCAGACTGGCTCCAACTGCTGATAACGGTATTGCAGCCGGATATGGTGTTCGCGATCTTACAAACCGCATGCAGCTATGGCCACTAGGTTGCGACGTAGCTTCAACCGACTCGGTTATTGTCAGCGTCATTTTAAATGGTACATTGAGCAGTCCGAGTCCAAATTGGCAGAATGTGGGAGGTAATAGCCTAACACAATATGATGATGCTGCTACTGTAGTGACCGGCGGAGAAGTAGTGTTCCAAGCATACACACAACCAGCACCGGCTCGTCAAACCTATTTTAACTACTTTGGTCAACCAATCACAACTGGTGTTAACTTTGGTGTCACAAGTTTTGACCTAAGCAAGATTAAAGAATTAAACAATGGTATTTTGGGAGGATTTGAAACATATCCTAACGGCCCAGATACATTGAGTATTGTGGTGCAACCGTTAAACGCCAACGTTGCGTACACTGCTAGAGCAAGTTTGCGTTGGCAAGAAAACCAGGCATAAAAAGGAAAAGAAATTATGGCATTACAAAGAATAGAAACAACTGGGGGCGGAAATCCTATTAGATTTAATGGGAATGTACAACCCCAGGCAAATGCAAACGTATATTTAGGAAATTTAACTTTTAGGTTTGCTACTATCTATGGTGTGTCGCACAATGCCTTGTACGCTGACTTGGCTGAAATGTATACAGCTGATCAGCTGTATGGTCCTGGTACTGTTGTACAGTTTGGTGGAACAGAAGAAATTACACAAGCCAGCCCCGGTACAACACGAGTGGCTGGCGTAGTATCTACTAATCCTGCTTACTTAATGAACGATAGTTTAACAGGTAGTCATATCACCGCGGTCGCACTTATTGGGCGAGTCCCTTGCCAAGTATTAGGCCCAGTAGAAAAAGGCGATATGCTTGTTTCTGCAGGCGGTGGCTTTGCTAGTGCTTGTAGTAGCCCAACAGTTGGGTCAGTTATCGGAAAAGCTTTAGAAAACTTTAACGGTGAATCTGGTACAATTGAAGTAGTAGTAGGGCGTTTATAAAAACACTACAAACTAAAAAATATAAGGGCCGCAAGGCCCTTTATTTACGGCTAAATATTGCATAACGGATGAAACGATGGCATTAACTAGACCAAAATACAGCAACATTGTTGACACTGACTACAAAGCTAGCTGTAGAATTGTAACCACAACAAATATTACCTTAAGTGGTGGCGCACCAAACACATACGACGGCGTAAGTTTAGCAGCAGGTGACCGTATTTTGGTAGCAGGACAGAGCACAGCAAGTCAGAACGGTATTTACATAGTGCAAACGCTGGGTGCAGGAAGCAACGGAACTTGGGTCCGCAGTTTTGACGCCAATTCTAGCGATCGAGTCACGCCTGGTTTAACTACCACAATCGAGGACGGAACTTATGTTGGAAAAGCCTGGCGCTTGACTACAGGCAATCCTATTACGCTTGGTACCACTAATTTAACTTTTGTTGATTCTGCAGGTGCAGCAGGTGGTGTTGCAGGAGCCAATAGAAATGTTCAGTACAACAGTTCAGGCGCATTTGCTGGCGCAGCTGATTTTAACTATTACGCTGAAACTGGTAATGTTATTGCCACTGGAAACGTTATACTAGGTAATTCGACTACTAGTAATGTGGTTATTAATTCAATTACAGAATCTATTTCGTCAACTACAGGTGCTCTGGTTGTTAAAGGTGGAGCCGGCATAGTTGGAAATCTTTTTGTCACTGGAAACATATTTGCTTCGAATCTGCTGTCAATTGCATCGCATACATTAAATGTACAAGATCCTTTATTGTATTTAAATGCCAACGTTGCTTATCCGTACATATACGATATTGGATTTTTTAGCCACTTCGTTGGCGGCAGCGCAAACGTTTATCAACATACCGGCCTTGTTCGAGATTACACTACAAATCAATGGAACCTGTTTAGTAATGTGACTTCGGAGCCAGGTGCTACAATAAATTGGTCTGACCCAGGATTAGTATACGATCCACTAAGAATTGGATCGTTAACCATTGACAGCAATATTATACCAAGCAGCGGTAATGTAAGAGTGCAAGGTCACGTAATTCCAGATGCAAATGTCACCTATAGCTTGGGTTCAAGCAATCTAAGATGGAAGGATCTTTGGTTAAGCGGTAATACAATCTATCTTGGACCAGAGTCAATGAGTGTAGACTCGTCCGGTCGATGGTCTTTCACTAGCGGTGGTACTACAGTTAATTTAGGTTCAAATGTAGAATTTAATCCTCCATCGGCCAATATCGCCGGAAACACAACTGTGGGTAGTCTTTATACAGGATCAGGGGTATTCTGGTCAGCAAACAACGAACCCTTTACTGGTATAAAATTTACAGCAGCAAGTACTGCACCTAGTTCGCCTAGACTTGGTGATTATTGGTACGACACTGATACAGACATTTTATTTTCTAGAATATCAGATGGAACAAGTAGTCTTTGGGTAGATACTGGTTCAGCCGCAGCAAACGTGGCCAATGTTTTAGTAGCCAACACCATAATAGTAAATCAGACTCTGACAGCAGGAAATCTCGTAATCAACAGTAATGCAGCAATTACAAGAGGGTTAACAGCCAACACATTAAGCACTACAAGACTGCTTTCGGTCAATTCAGATGGGCAAACAATAGCCATTGCCAATGGTGGAACCAACGGCGTTGGTAATATTGGATCATCGGGTGCATCGTTTAATACAATTTTTGCTAGAGCAACGTCAGCACAATATGCTGACTTGGCCGAGATTTATGAATCAGACAGCAACTACGCTGCTGGTACAGTTGTGGTATTTGGCGGAGCAAAAGAAATTACTATTTCTACCGTAGATCATGATTCAAGAATAGCTGGGGTGATTTCTACCAATCCGGCTTATATAATGAATTCAACTGCTAACGGGTTGCCAGTTGCACTTACAGGAAGAGTTCCGTGCCAAGTTCTTGGACCAGTGACCAAAGGCGATCTGTTGGTATCAAGTTCAACGTCAGGAGCAGCCGAACGATTAAATATTTTAAAGTATACTCCAGGTTGTGTAATAGGCAAGAGCCTTGAAGATATAAAGGACAACGAATTGAAAATAATTGAAGTTGTGGTAGGGAGATTTTAATGTCTTTTCCAACTAACCCAACAAACGGTCAACAGGCCATTGTAAACAATGTTGTTTACACCTATAACTCAACAAAAGACGCTTGGGTAAGAACATCTAATGCATCAGCTACCTTAACTTTTGACAAATTGGTATTGACTAATTCTGGTAGTGATTCTTTAACAACATCCGGAGGGATAACCACCACTGGAAATATTTTTGCCGGTACAACAAACGGCAATGGTTATCGGATGTATGTTAATAACAACGGTGCTGGTACCACCGGCACAATGTATGTGTCTGCATCAGTGGGCAATTCTGGAAATGGTGTGGTAATTGATTCAACTGCTAGATCAGTGTTTGACAATGCAGTACCAATGCTGCATTTAATTGCTAGAGATGGTAGCGTGGCACTATCAACTACAGTTCGCGGTAATACTGTCATTGGAGCCACTACTGCTTCTACGTCAACAGACACAGGAGCATTGGTAGTTCGAGGTGGCGTGGGTATTGCTGGAGAAGTAATAGCAGCCGGAAACATAGTTGCTGCGTCCCCAATTCCGTCAACATCCACAACTACAGGTGCATTGGTTGTCGCTGGCGGTATAGGAGTAGCTGGAAATATTAACACTTCTGGACTTATTAGTACTACTGGAAATATTAGCACCAGCGGAAATATCAGTACAACTAATAATCTTACAGCAGCAAGAGTAAACAATACTGGACAATTTTATTATAACACAAGAACTATCTCAGCAAATGTGACAATTGCTGCCACAGAAAATGCTATGAGTGTTGGCCCAATGACAATAGCCGATGGAGTTGAAGTAGTAATTGCCGACGGCGGCGAATGGAGTATTGTATAATATGAGTAATCTAACAGTTAGCGGACTGTCAGGCACAGTGTCTAACAACAATCAAATTCTTGTGACCAATGGGCATACACTAATTAATCCTGGATCTATAATACAATGTAAAGTCACAAGGTACGACACACAAACTACATACACTACTGGTACTGGCTTAAATGGCGTGGAATTGACAGACTTGCGAGTAAGTATCACACCAAAGCGAGCCAATAGTTTAATTGTGTGCCAGTTTCAAGTGCATGGCGAAGGCGCATCGGACCACAATTATATATTCAGAGTATTTAAAAACGGTACAGTGCCTGCAGGAACATATGCTGGTTATAACACAGCAGCCGGCGATAATCACTGGTCTGGTATTGCAATGGCATTGCCGTACGAAGGTGATTACAGCTCCACACCATTTACACAAAATTTTATGTATTATGATTTTCCTGGAGTCACTAGTGCCATTACTTACGCACCTGGAGTCAAGGTATCGGCGGCCACTAGTTATGTTTGGTATTTGAATAGAACAGTTAGCAGCACTGGCACTACTAATCAAGAAAACGGTGTAAGTGTAAGCATTGCTTGGGAAATAGCACAGTGACCGTATTAACAGTAGGAAATATCAAAGCCTTATCTGGCAACACAATAGTCATGCCCGGCGGCCATTCTATAATAAGCCCTGGCTCAGTTATACAATGTGTAATCACGCGGTATGATGCGCCAACAACTTACACAACCGGAAATAGCTTAGGTGGTGTAGAAATGACAGATTTAAGAGTCAGCATCAGACCAAAAAGATCTAATAGCATGATAATGTGTACATTTCAGGTATTTGGCGAAGGTGCTAGCACACACGATTATGTAATGACTATTTTTAAAAACGGTGCCGTCCCTGATGGTCCGTATGCTGGCTTTAATAATCAAGCCGGAAGACAATTCTGGTCAGGCTATGCCATGCCGCTGCCATACGAAACAGATTATAACAGCACACCATTCACATCAACCATGAGATACTTTGATTTTCCTAAAACAACAGATTTGATTACCTACGCCCCGGGAGTGCAGAATACAGCAGGAACTAGTTATACCTGGTTCTTGAATCGAACAGCGGGCAGTCTTGGGACTACCAATTATGAAAATGGCTCAAGTATAAGTATGGCCTGGGAGATTGCACAATGACATTACGAGTAGATCAAATTACAGCATCAGCTGGAACTGGCAATATTGTTATTCCTGCTAACACTAGATTTGTAGGGACAGATCCGGGCACGTTCGACGGACCTCCAAGAGTTGGCGGCATAGTTCAAATGGTCACAGCCAATGCCATGCCAATCTCACATTTGAGTGTAGCCTCCACTGGAGAGGTGGCCGCACCCCTAACTGCAAGTATCACACCCAGATATGCCACTAGTAAGATTCGAGTAGAGTCGTGGTCCACTATGCAATATGGAGCATCCGGGAACCCAATGTGTTTACTATTATATAGGGATATTGGCGGCGCCGGGTACAATGTGTTGACACCCCTAACTGGCGCAGCGTCTAGATACGCATACGGGTGGAGTTATATACAATCCAATTGGAATTCAGCAGTCCATACATATCTAGATTCGCCAAACACAACATCTACAGTGACCTATAGGGTGAATTACAGAAATTGGGCAGGAACAACAACTAATTATTTCACACACCAGTATATGGAATACGGCTGGACATTAACGGAGATATACGCCTAATGCCCGGCATTCTTAGAACAGACAGTATCGCATCGTATAGTCAAAGTGGCACTATAGTCATACCTACAGGCAACAAAATGCTTGGCACTAGCGCCAATGTGTTTATGTCACCGCCTAGGGTGGGAGAAATTGTTCAACAGGTCAATTCTAATGCTTCTACTACTTCTGCATTGACTATTACATCATTGACCGAAACTGATTTAGGATTAAAAATTTGGATCACACCAGAATACGCCTCAAGTAAAATTATAGTCGAATGGTATTCGCAAATGATATACGGAGCTGCTAATGCAATCATTTTGCAGCTATATAGAAGTAATAATGGAGGATCTAGTTTTGTTAATTTAACTCCATTTACTAATGCAGGATCAAGATATCAATACGGATGGAATTACAATTCAAACGGATGGGCACAGCAAAAAGTCAGATTCGTTGACACGCCTGGTGTCGCGGGCAATATTGTGTACAAATTAAGCTACAGAAATATATCAAGTACTGCTACCAACTACTTAGTAGATCAATACATGGAATACGGGTGGCATTTGACGGAGATCGCACAATGAGTGCCAAGATTGACACCATCAAAAATTCTTCAGGTCAAGATCTACTGGTTAACGGCTATCCTAGACGACCAGGTAGGATTATTGAATACTTGTCTGGTGTGTGCGACGGATCTTCGGTCACTGTAGGTTCGGGAACATACAAATTTCAAAGCGTGTTCACGCAGCAATTGCTCACTGCAACAACTACAACAACATACGCAGTAATAAGAGGGTCAGTAATAGATTATGTACCGCCGCCGGGAACAACCGCCGTGACTTACAGATTTCATTTTACAACATACTGGGATACCGACCATGCAATCAATCATTACAAATTTTTTATTGACAACAATGAAGTAGTATATGCTAGACACAATAGATCTGGCAGATATATAGAAGATAGATATACTTTTAGCTGGACAATAGACATTGGCGGAGCTGACAATACTAATACTGGCAGGCAAGCAACTTGGTCTACTTCAAAAAAATTATACATGATGGTAAGAAATTACGGATCCAGTGACGATAGCAATTTACATGGAACCTATTATTGGGACGGTGGCGGCGGAGCAGGAACTGCCGCCAATTTTAGCATGCCCCAGTTAGACATTATTGCAGCAGCGTAAATAGAATAAAGGAATCAAAATGGCATCATCAATAAGGGTAGACGATATTAAAAACTCAGCTGGTACCGCTGTGTTAGTCAACGGCTATCCTCGTCAGCCGGGACAAATAATTGAATATTTAAGCAGTCCATGCGACGGATCTTCTGTCACTGTGGGATCCGGTACGTACACATTTCAAAATGTCACTGGAGTACAAACTGGGACCGATGCTTATGCTGACATCACTGGGTCAAGTATTGCATACACACCTCCTGCTGGCACCACTAGAGTTAAATATATCTTTGATTATAACTGGTATTGGCCGTCAGGAACCCATTGTATTAGCCATCATAAATTTTTCATTGATGCAGCAGAAGTAGTTTATGCAAGACACAGTAGATCAGGATTTTATCCTGAAGGTCGATTTGCTTTTGAATGGACTATTGCTATAGGAGGAAATGCAGATGCCAATACAGGTAGACAAGCAACATGGTCGTCTGCTAAAACACTAAAAATGCAATTTAGACGGTATGGATCAGGAAACCCAATGAATGTACACGGAACCACATACTGGGATGGTGGCGGCAGTGTGCAACTAGGTATCCCGGTGTTAACAATAATGGCAATAGCATGAGAGGTTATAAAAATGGCAACAAGAAGAATTTTTGATGTACCGGCAGCACTAGTTAGCTTGTATCCCGCAGCACAGTGGGTGCATCGCGGCGACGGTTATGCGGGTATTGAATGGAAAGACGAAACGATACCGTGCCCAACACAGGAAGAAGTTGAAGCAGAAATAGCTAGACTACAAGCCGAATACGATGCTCTAGAGTATCAGCGATTGCGTAGGGAAGAATACCCCAGTTTTGCTGATCAATTTGACACCTTGTATCATGGAGGATACGACGCATGGCGAGCAGAAATTCAAGCAGTAAAAGATAAGTATCCTAAACCGGAATAAGATTATGCAAACAATAAAAAAATTATATCGTAAAGATTATCGCGGCGAGGACGTTATTACAAATAGAGTTTATCGAAACTCAAAATGGAATCCCACAGTAGAATTCGTATCAAATAGCTTTAACGTCGAACCTACCAGCACAAACGCAGTAGTTTTAGGAAATGGGCCTACTAGATTAGAATTTGACTGCTCAAGATTTTTAGAGTATCGCGTTCCACCTAATACCTGGAGAGCAAAAGAAAACAAAGTTAATTTTTTAACTTACGGTTGTAATGCATTATTTAGAGATTATAGACCAGACTTCTTGATTGCCACTGGAGACACACTGCTAACAGAAATAGCCAATAGCGGATACTGCGATAGTAGAGTGGTGTATGCAAACAATAGCCCGTTGGTAAACTTTCCAGGTAAATTTCATCTGATACCACAAAACCCTCAATTCAACAGCGGAGCAATTGCTGCGTATCTTGCTGCATTTGATGGACATAAAAAAGTGTACATGCTTGGATTTGATGGCAATGATACTCCTAACTACAATTATAATGTATATAATGGAACGACAGGATACCCGTCGGAAAATTCTCCAATTACAGAAGATTACTGGGTATTGAGTTTAAAAGAAGTGATGTCTGCCTATAACGAAACAGAATTTGTTAGAGTGGCACCTACTGCCAGTTTCAGAACTCCTGAGCTTTGGAAATACTGTTTAAACTATAGACAAATTGATTTTAGACAGTTTGCATCTGAGGTTGGGCTATAACTTTTTCCACAGTTTTAATTTTGTCTATTATTGATTTAAAATTAAAAGTACGCCATACTCCTGGATGCAGGGGTTTGGGATGATCGTCTAATTCAGTCCACGCATACCCACGATGTTCGTTGTTTAATCTAGGAATAAATTCTTCGTTAACCACAATAAGATAAGTGTGGTATTCAAAATTGTTAGTATCGCTGGTAAACTTTTCAAGCGGGATCACTTTACCAATCTGAATTGATCCAATTTCCTCTTGAATCTCTCTGTGCAAGGCTTCGATTGCGGTTTCGCCAAGCTCAACTCCGCCGCCAACTAGTCCCCACGAACCTGCATGACGTTTTTGATTTCTTAGTAAAAAAAGATATCTTTGAGTTGATTTGCTATAAACTAAAGCACCACAACCTATATGATTAGACTCCACTCACCACCTCGATAAACACCTTCTACACTCTTGACCCATTCGGCACCAGTCCATCTATATTGGACATTTGTATTTGTATTGGTAATATATTCTATCTCGTTGCTGACTGTGCTATCAAAAACTTTGATCCATTGAGTGCCATTAAATTCGATGATATCATTTTGATAGGCCACTACTGATCCCCAGGCACTATAGTATTGATTTTCGTCTGCACCAATATCATCTGTTAGTAGATATCTTGTGCCCGCAGCAGGAGTAAGCAGCGCATTATCAACATCAATATTGAGCGGATTTATAATTGCATCCACTGCATCTATTGTGTTAATGGGCATAGTATCTTCGATAGGAGTAAACAACAATATGTTAGGATCCGATGGATGATAAGTGATAGAACCAATTAATTCATTACCGGTAGGTAATTCAATTCTGATTTCGCTTTGACCCGTGACCAAGCTTCCGTATATGTCAATAAACGCTCGCCAGGTGTCTGGGGCTCCTACTTTTGTAATATTTGATTCGTCGTCTACTACTTCTTGTGGTTTGAGCAATCTCAATTGATTGCCGGAATAAAATATACCATAATTCAATGGAGTAATTCTTGATCGTCCTACCAAATTGGAAAGAACTGTTTCCTCGCTGAATCCGCCCTGCTCGTCGTATATATTTGCAATAAATTTTTGTATAACGCCCAGACGTTTGACTTTGGCTGGTGCACTGATCCAGATAGGCATTTCAAATGTTAGCGTAGCAACATCAATAGGCTCTTCGGTGCTAGTTGGCACAGTTCGAGAACTCCACAGTACCTCTGTCAATTGTACATAAGTTAAACTGGCCCAATCTATATAATTGTCTGTGCTTTGAATTTCCAGACTGGGATTGAACAACACTGCCAACTGTTCAATGATCTGCATTTTTTGTTCGGTATTACTGGTCCAGATGTCCAGCTTGACAGATAGTTTATATGGTACCGGCATCAAGCGTTCGATAGTATAACTATCACCTTGATTTGAATTGTACATTCCAGTATCAGGGTCAAACTCGCGCTCGCGCAAATGCATCTTGCTAACAAAATTTGGTTCTTGCATTCTTGACTGATCGTAATTTAATCCATCAATGTATGCAGCCATTGCTGGTACAGCGTTTAAAGTGTTTTCGCTATTGCCTTTGAGTATAACTGCGGCTTGTCGACTCTGATCACCGTAGTATACAGGTACACGCTGTAAAGAGCGAACTCCTTGACTGTTTTTGCCAAACTCTACATCAATTCCGCTGACAATTCGCATAAATTGTACTAGGAATCGTCTTATTTGACCATCATAAAAAAATTGTTGACTCATTAATTATCTGCCTTGGGTCTTAGTGCTTGGCTTAAACTTTGACGTACTGTCACGTTGCCAGAATTGTTTACATAGGTATCAGTGTTGTTAACAAAACTGCTACGCTGAGTTTTATTATCTGCTCCCAGGGTAAGCGTGGTTCTAACATTGTCTTCAATCTTGACCCAACGGCGTCCGTCCCATCTAAACAATCTATTGGGCAAGTAATCTGTGCGTAAAGCGTAGTCACCGGTCTTGGGTGATGTTGGAAATGATACTCCAGAAGTTATAGGTAGTCCATTTGGCGGTCCACCATCTCCGGTTAAATATCCTCGAACAACATCATCGGGTGACAATATACCAGCATCGGCACCAATGACCACCGTATCACCAGTGACAGCTCCGCTATCGGTGGTAATGCCAATTGGATCTCCGGGCTCTTCAAAAACAGTTTTTGACTTGATGTACAAGTGACTGGTATCGTATCCGCTGTAAGGAACATTAGATTCAGCTTCTTCAAGGATAGCGTTGTTAATAGTTTGGTATTTGCTGATAATGCTAGAAACAGAACCCAGTGTAATATTGCCAGCTGTTGGGTCGCCTTCGGGTGCATCAATCTTGATTTGATTGAGTATGTCTTTGTATTCTTGGCTGTCAGTTAGCGGATTGATCTTGCAACGCCACAGGTGTGGCCACCAAGTGGGACTGAATCCTTCTGATGCATTATTGCAATCACTTATGACATAAAATCTTTTTAGTGCCACAGGAAGACTGTCATCCAATGGGTTATAATCTTTAAGATGCATGAGTTCAATTACATCTCCGGGCATGAGTTTACGGCCTATCGTTGCTATCATGTCGTTGATGTGGAACACCATGAACAGTGTGCCAGTTTGTAAAAACATACCAAATTGACTTAGGTCAAATGTGACGTCTTGCGTTTGATAAACACCTCGCATGACATACACATCTGGATCATATTTTCTGTCCCTGTTTTCCAAGAAAAACAAGTCTTGTATGTTTTGTGCGCTCTGATTGATATAACTTGGCCTGCTGGCACTCTCGTAAAATTTTACTGTAGAATTGCTTGATAGCGCAGCAGTGGTATTAGAACTTAGGGTGACGGTGTTTGCTGTCTTGGCTATTACAGTAGTATTGGCGGCAATACCAGTACCTACCACATAATTGCCTAACAGTACATCACCGGTGGTACTAAATGTCAATGTTGGACCAACGTTGGCCTGAGATACAGTTGTGGTTTTTACTGTATTTTGTTCGTTTGTGCCCAGATATTTGTGTACCAAAATTCCAGTACCGCCAACGGTAAACATTTCGCTTATTCTGCGATCAAAAAATTTGTAGTCGTTGCTGTGACGTCCGTCTTTCCAAAGTGATAATCTTGGCACAATTGTATCCTATTATTTTATATTTAGCGGCGACCCAA